AGTTGCCTGTTGCACTTGCGCCGCTATAGTCGCCTGTTGCACTTGCGCCGCTCTTGTAGCCTGTTGCACTTGCGCCGCTATAGTCGCCTGTTGCACTTGCGCCGCTACAGTTGCCTGTTGCACTTGCTTTATCTGACCATTTCACATGATCAAAACAAAATTTGATTCCTGCCTGAATAAGACCGCCAAGAGTAATTTCAGCAACGATCTTTATTTTCTCAAAACAACTTTTATTTCCGTCTTTATCCTCTTTGCCATCTCCTTCAACCTCGCAATATCGAGTTGCTTTGTTCGGCGGATAATACTCGAATACGTCCATAGGATTTTCGCAAGCATGAAAACCGCCGTTGCAACACTTTACTTCTCCATCGTGTGTGTATTCTTTGCCGACTTCATACTGGAAGCCCCTACATTTCAAATCCTTGTCGAATCCCTTATATAGCTTTTTCATCTCTAAACCCCCTCTAAACCTTTACATTTCATAGGCATTGTTACTTTGCCCATTGTTCCATTTCTTCAACGCTAAAAAGTGTCTGTCCGCTTATTGCAGGTTGATATTTACCCAAAACAAAATCACAAATCCAATTTCTAGCGTAGTCCGGGTGAATCATAGAACGCTCACCGCCGCAAAGTCCGTCTCCCTTGCTTCTTGCACAAGCATTGATAGTCTTCTGCTTTTTGTCGTTCTGATAACTCATTCCGTGCGTAGGCTCACAATTTATGAACCAATACGCCGTAGGTTTTCTGAATACATCTCCCCGCTCCATTCTGTTTTTATCAACAATAGTAGGCGGTAAGAAGTTCTGCCCTGTAATCAAGTAATTCGGCGTTGTAGCAGGATTCTCAATTATCAGCCGTATTTTTCTTTGGTCGCAAATTGAAACAAACTTGTAAAGAATACTGTGCAAGTGAGTTCTCTTTTGCAGCCTGTCTAGTGCATACTCAATGCGGTCTGAAAGGCTCTTGTTAAGTGTTCCGTTCCGCATAAGTGCAAAATCAAGTTGTTGTATCGTCTCAAAGTAGATACAAGGGAAAAAAGCGACAATAAGGTCTTGACAAGGATTGATTCGGTCAAATACTGTTGTTGTCTGTTGTCTGTTGATTGTAGATTGTCGTATTCCGTTTCAATCTCATTAAACAGGTCAATAACATTGTCAGTTTCCCCAAACTCATTTTGTATGTCAAAATCCTCTGCTTCATATCCCAACTTCTTAAACTCATTCTTGAAAGTTCCCGACTGTTCGAAAAAGCAATAGACTTTCCCATCAATTTTCATACCCGCTCACCGTACAAGATATAAATCAATTCTTCCGGTTTGATTCCCGGACAGATTTCTTCAAAACGCGCCTGTTGTTCCGGCTTGATAAGTTCGTTTATGAACACTTTCTTGTATTCATCAGTAATCGTGTAATGTTCCAAAAGGCTTTTAAACAAGTTAAAAGAAAACTGCCTTTTGCCTACCAGTACAAGGTAGATATAGCTTGAATTGAACCCAAGCCGTGCGCTCTGCATTGCAACAGTTTCGGAATATTCCGCCCTTAAATGTGCGAACACTTTACCGAGTCCAGATGATATACACGAAACAGATCGTCGTTTCATAATCAGGTCTCCTTAAAACGGAATTTCTTCTGGGAAATCATCGCCGCTGTATTCTTGATACTGCGGTTCTTCTTTTGGTGCTTTCGGTGCATATCCGCCGGTCTGTCTGCCGTTCTGGTAACTTGTGCCACCACTACTTGCGCCGTCTGACTTTCCGCCCAAAAGCTGTACCGAGTTTGCAACAATGTAGATTTTCTGTCGGCTGCTGCCGGTTTCCTTATCCTTCCAACGGTCTTGCTTGAGATAACCGTTAATGCAAATCTGCTTGCCTTTTGTCATATAAGGCTTGATGTTTTCGGCTGTTTTTCCCCAAACAACAGCCTCAAAAAAACTGGTTTCTTCAACCCATTCATCGCCGCGCTTTACACTGCGGTTTACAGCAATGCTAAGATTCATTCTTGCAGTGCCCTGTGGTGTATAGGCAAAGCTGCGTTCGTCCAAATCATGCGTAAGCCGTCCGATAACGTTATAATCATTCAAATCTGTCATTTTCTATCCTCTCTGTTTTGCCCTGTAATCAGGTGCTTTAATCGTGATAATCTTTGAGTTCTGTCTAAGACGGCTCAAAACATCATTGTTTACGAATCTTTCAAAGCAGCTGTCGCAACCTTTTTTCGGGCAATCCCTTGCAAGGTGAGTGTTTGAAAGAATCATGAACGGCAAATTCCGCGTATGCCTTTTGTCCAAGATGTAGCTAAGCCACATCAATTCAGCTTCGCTTCCCTTAGTCCTTCCCATTTCGTCAATAACGAGCAACGGCAAATTCGCAAGTTTTTCTACAAACTCCAATTCTGTCATTACAGCCCTTGACGAATAGCATTGCCGGATCATCGTTGTTATTTCGTACATAGACAAAATCTTGCCGCCAAGTGCTTTCACCGCCATGCAGCCCAAGAAAGTTTTTCCCACTCCGTTGTTGCCCAAAAGAACCACCTTGCCGGATTTTGCAGCTATTAAAGCCTGTACAGCTTCAAGAGCTTTTTTCTGCTCCGGCGTTTCAGGTATAAAGTCCTTTAGTTCCTTTTCCCAATATTCCGGCTCGATATTGCGCTCTTTGTATGAGTTGTAACGCTCCTGTCTCAGCTGTTCCGCTTGCGCCTTTATCTGTTCGTCCTTCTCGCGTTCTTCTTCGCATTTCGGGCAGTAGGGCTTTATGGTCGTGCCGTTCATCTTTATAAGGTTGCAAACAACATCACCGTGTTTCGCACATTTGTAAACAACGCGCTGCGTCTCAAATAGTCCAGCTGCTTGTCTGAATTCTTGCAAGACTTTGCCGGTTTTGTCTGTCATTGGATGACCGTTTTTGTCACGCACAACTTCAAGTTTCTGCATAATTCATTCCCTTACAGCTGTATCTTGTCTTCAAGAGGCTGCCTGTTTTCGCTGTCTTTCATGAAGTTGTCAATCTTGAAGTTACCGGGCAAAAACTTGATAATAGTCTTGTTCTTGCAGAAGCTGTAAAAGTCCTGTTCTGCAGTCCACCATGTAAGACCGGCTCTTTTAAGCTTTATGACTTCGACATAATTCTTGAGAGCTGCAATCACTTCATCCGGCGAAAGTTTCAAGTCCGCAATTTCAGACAATCCCTGTTTGAAATCACCCATCGAAAAAGTAATGAAGTTGTTTGCACGGCAAGGCAGGTTTGCAGCAAAGATTATGTCAAAAACGGATTCTGCATAGTCTTTTCGCGGTTCTCCCATTGCCTCAAGCTCAATATCCTTTTCTTCCGACGGCTCTTCTTTGCGCTCCGGCTCTTCCGTTGCAGGCTCTTTCTCTTCCGGCTTATAATCTTCGGTTGTCGGTTTTTCAGCCGGTAAACAGCCGTAATGTTCCGCAAAAGTTTCTGTTTTTATTGCCTTTTCAGCCGTCTGCAATGAATAAACGCCGTTTTCTTTCTCGATAAGCAGCCGCTTCTCTTCGGGGTAGTTTGTTTTGCATTCGCGGTCTTTGCGGATTCTGTTATTGATTTTCCAGTGTTTGATAACACAGATACCCGATTCAAAAGTGATAACAAACGCCTTGTTTGTCAGCTGTCTGAAATCTTCATCACTTGCGCCGCAAATTCTTTGTATGCGCTTAACGCTGTTGATAAAACCTTCATCATCAGCGTTCATAGACAAGTGAAAATACAAAGCCTGTGCCGAAAGCGGCAAGTCAAGAAATGCATCCGATTCTGTAATTGATTTTGCAAACATCCTGCGTTCGCTCATTTTGAAACCCCTCTTAATCAATTTTTCTGACTGCAAGATTGATAATTCCCTGCTTGTCATAAGCATATCCGTTGTCATTAAGCAATTTTTTGAAAATTGCAATCTGGTTGCCGTTGCCTGTCATGGTGATTGACGGAATGATATTCAGCCCGATTCCGGCGGCTATTTCTTTCACAAGCGCGATTTCATTTTCATCGCCGGAAAGATTGAATTTGTAAATCGGCATTTTCGGAACAGAATTGTCTTCAACAGGCTTTGTCTCTTCACTTTCAGAAACCTCTTCTTTGGTTTCTTCTGGTTCTTCTGCTGTCTGTTCCGGCTCGTTTACGCTTGTTTCTTCGTTCTGCGCCTTTTCAGCTTCTGCCTTTTTCTGCGCTTCCATTGCCGCAAGACGTTCGCGATTTGCCTTGAGTTCAGCTCCCTTGTTAAGTGTCATTTGCAGATTGAGAGTTGAAAGATAAATGTCTTTGAGCGTCGCCGTGTCCTCGCCGAAAGCGTCAAGACTTGCCAAGTCGCCGTTTATACGCTTGATTATGTCGTCCATTTCAACGTCAACGCTTGTAAGTTTTGTCGTTTTATTCAGCCACTTCGGATTGAAAACACGTCCAAGCTCTACAAGACTGAAATTCTTTGCCGCCCAAAGTTTTTCAATTTCAGCCTGTTTTTCTGCCTTTTCTTTTGCTTCCTGTTCTTTGACAATCAGATCCAGTTTCGCGCTTGCGCTATTGATAAGGTCAGTTGTTTCCTTGACGATGTTTTTGAATTCGAGAAACGGCATATTCCATTCTTTTTCAAGATAGATTCTTTCATCGTTCAGCCTTTTTGCTGCATTGTTCAGTTCTGCCTTGTCTTTAGCTGCCTGTTTTGCGTCGCCTGTGTAATTGTCAACGTTGTATGTTTTAAGCTGCTCTTCGACAAACGCCTTAATTTCTTTTGCGTTCGTAACAAGGCTTCCAAGTTTTTTTTCACGTACAATCAAAGTTAAAGGATTGTTTTCCATGTTCAATATCTCCCTAATGCTAAGTCTGCAAGGCGGCTCATTTCGTTATCAAAATCAACTGGTATCGTCTGCCGTCCTGCCTTTTGAAATGCTTTCTCAACTTTTCCCCTCAAGTGCGGGTATTTATCTAAGAAAGCCGTCCACCCATTGTTGTGAAAGAAGTTGTGCTCGTCTCTTGTTAGTGCAAGCACGTTCCATGCACAATCAGCAAATTGCGGCGCACTTCCGCGGCTTACTATGTGGTGCGGCTCGACATCATTACCGACACCGCTTGCCTCGCTGTATCTAGCCTTGCCGCGCCACTCGCTCAACGTCACATCGTCCATGAAGTCATGTTCTTGCTTTCCGCGCCATATCTCCCACTCATACAGCACTGTTCTTACATCAGCTTCCAAGTCGTATGACAGTTGGCACTCTGTTGCCAGGTGATAAAGCAAGCCGTCGATAAACCGCGCCCCGGAAACCGTATTAGATTCTGAAATATGTACCGCCCTTAAAGTGCCGCTTCTTAATCTTGACGGCACTTTGTCTGCGTACAATTCCAGCAAGTCTAAATACAGGTCGTATTTCTCTTCATCCGTCGGTTTCCGCTCTTCCATCGAGACGAAGATAACTTCTACAAGTTTCCAAACGGCTCTAAGTTGCTTGAAGGTGCGGTTCTGAAACTGCGCGTCAATCTCGCATTTCAAGAGAATTTCGCGCCGTGTCCGCTCTTCGCGCTGTGCTTTAGAATCAAACATCTTGCGGATAAGCAGATAATCTTTTTCGTCTGTTGCCCTCAAAATAATCTGGTTCTTGTAAAGCAAGCCGTGAAAAAATGCAGTTACCTTCATTCAGCCCAAACCCTAAAAGATACCGTCTGGTATATCGTTGCTGAACATTTCAGCCTGTGCGTCAAAAGCAGCGTCAATTTCTGCGTCTGACATTTCCTGTGCCGGTTCTTCTGTAACTTCCGCTTTCAGTGCAGCAGCTTTCGGCGTTTCCGCGCGTTCAACGTCAATCACGTTTTCCGGCGAATAGTCAAAGTCTTTTGTGACTGTGTACTGGTTGCCGTCTTTGATGATGTTTGTCTTAATGATTGCGCTGTCGCCATTTACCGCTTCTGCGATTTCAACCGCTTTCGGTGCATATTTCAGCACTTTCTTGAGCACGGTCTTTTTTGCCATGCTTTCGGGATCAGTGCTCCACGGTGATGAATAGCCTTTTTTCACGCTCTGTGAGTATTTTTTAGCGTGATTCATTACGGCTTCCCATGACATAACTTCAAAAGCACTTGCGCCGTTTTTCAGTTCGTACAAGCCGTAAACATAAATCGGTGTGTCTGATTTTTCGCGCGGTCTGTGAATCAGCTTTTCTTCCAAGCCGTATGAATAATCAAAGTCGTCACCTTCGTAAACAATACGAGCAACGATTTTCTTGTACTGACCTGTTCTGTAGCACAAATCAATCAAGCCTTGATAACCAAGCTGAAACTGTGTTTCGAGTACGCCTTTATTCTGATACGGTATCAGATACGCCTGTCCGAGCGGCGTGTTGCATTCAAGACCGAGCTGTGCGCTTGTAAGCAGTGCGCCCATAAAAGATTCCGGCGTAGAGTTTGCAAGCTTAGCGTCTTTTGAAAGAGCTGTAAGAGCAATACGCATCATTCTTTCCGGCGTAATGTTTGCCGGTAAAGCGTTCTTAATCTGGTCGCTCATTTTGGCAACCCACTGTTTCAATGTGGGTTTTGCAGCTCCGTTGTTCTGCGTTTTTGAAACCGCGTTGTTTCCGTTTACATTCATTTTCTAAACCCCTTATACCAGGCTTACGCCCAGTTGATGTAATTTTGCGGCAACCTGTCTTGTTGCCTTAATATCTGCCAAAGCATCATGCGCATTATCAAGCGTTACGCCTAAATGTTTGGCAACCGTTCCGAGTTTTCGGTCGGGCAGATACGGCAATGCTTTCTGCATTCCGGCTTTCTTGACCTGTACGAAAACATCAGCTTCAATGTCAGAGAAGTAGTCTTCCCACTTGTAGCCGTTGCGCTCAAGCAGCGCGTTCAGATGTTTCTTGTCAAAGCCGACGTTATAACCTGCAAGAATGAGCTTTTCTGTTTGGCTTCCGTCTGTCTTCCAAAGTTCCCTCGCTTTTTCCAAGAAATCAGCTATCTTTGGAACTTGTTCCGATTCCGGCGGCAGACATTTAATGTCTTCTTCCGAATATCCGTGAACCTTTCCGGCTTCTTCGTGATACTTGATTGTTTCGCTCAACGGATTCAAGAAAAAGCACCTGTCGCAAAAGAATTTGCCGTTATCAACAAGTATCATTGCAACTTCAAAAGCCGCGCTGTCTGTAACTTCAAGCCCTGTAGTTTCTGTATCAAGCCATAGAAAGCGCATCTTCTTTCTCCTGTATTTTGGCAAGCCGCAAAATAAAGCCGTATTTTGCGTTTGCGTAGAAAATCACAAGGCAAAAATCCTTATCTAACTCTCCGCCGCCTTTAAGAATTTCGCGGTTAAACTTTGCGAAAGTCTCCGCAACTTCTTGCGGCGGAACTTTGTCAGCGCATTCACAAATTTCGATTTCACCTTTTGCAAATCCGTTCATATCCCAATTCTTCAGAAACTCGTCGCATTTCCCGATTCCGGCAAGAGCTTGTTTTCGTTCTGTCTCAAACATTTACAGCCCCTTCGACTTCGTAATGCGAACAATTTTAGAAACGCTGTCTTTTGCATATTGCTCGTAGATCCCGGCTTTTTTCAAAGCACCTGTATCAACGCGCTTAGACACCTGTGTGCTTACTGTGATTTTCCAGTTTCCGCAAGTTGCAACAGCCTTAGCCGCGTCAGTTCCGTTTGAACACTGCGACATTCTTAAGATAATCTGCTCTTTGATTGCATCCGACTTTTCCGAAAGTTCCTTGATTTGCGCGTCAAGCTGCTCTTTTTCGTCAAGCATTGCCTCGCATTCATCATCAAGCGTGATTTCTTCCGCCATAGGCAGAGACTTAACCAAGTCTATTTCGTTTTCGTTGCCTGTCGGTGCGGGTGCGGTGTCTGTCAAAATGTAGTTCTCCCAGAAGTCAGTTTCACGCTCTACAAGCTGCGCTATAAAATCATCATTGCGCGGAATCACATAATGACGACCCTCGTATCTGTCGAAAATGAAAACGGTAAGCACAAAGTAAGAAAGCCCTGTAACTGCCATGTAATGCTGAACTTGCGCATAGTAGGAATCGGGAATTTCATCTTGTGTGAAACCGTCGCCGGTTCGTGAAGTCTTAATTTCGTGTCCGCCAAGACCAGAGACAACACTTCCGGCGATTTCTTTTTCACCTTCAACATAAACAAGACCGTCAAAATTCGCGTTCATGAAATACCAATTTTTATTGCGGAACATGCCCGGAACGGTTTCAATTTCTATTCCAAGTTCTTCACGCGCTTTCTGCCTTACAGGATCTTCAAGAATATTTCCCCATTCTGTAGCCTTGTTGCCCTCAAAACTTGCAAAATCCTTTTTCGCAAGATAAACCGAAAGCGGTGTAGCATATTTATTCAGCCCCATGATTGCGCCAGCGTCCGAACCGCCGATACCTGTTTTGCGCAATTCAAGCCACTGCTCATGTGTAAAACTTGACGTGTCTACAAAGCGCACGTTACCAAGCTCAACAACCTTGTCGTACAGCATTCTTTTCTCCTTCGCCTTTTATCATTTTCAGAACAAAATCAACGCCTTTCTGACTTACAACCGTCTTTGCATAAATGCGCTGTTTTCCGGCTGCGTCCGTGAAAGTTGATTCAATCAGTCTGAAATAGCCGCGTTCAACATATTCCTGATAAGGGCTGTTGTTGCCCATCAGAACCCTTTTGTCTTTCAAAAACTTAAACAAGTTGTTACGTCCGTAACCTTTCACGCATAAAGTCTTTGAAACCTGCTCAAAATCAAGCCAGTCTTTGCTTTCCGCAACCGCATCAAAAAACTCAACTTTCGGCTGCTGTTCAATCAGCTTGCATTCAGCTACTTCCGCTCTCTGCTTGTAAGTCTGAACACGCCGCTCAAGAATCTGATAAGCGTGAAGAATAACGGCGTTTTCCTCGATGTCTGTCATTGCAGAATCAATCTGACGGCTTGCCAGATTGTGATGCCGCTGAATTTCTTGCTTAATCAGAGTTGCCTGGTTTTCGCTGAAAACCCTTGATTCTCCGCCGTTGATAACCCTACGCACTACTGCGGAAGGGTCTAAAACCCTGTTTGCTGCTCTTGTGATTGTGTCAGTAGACACATTCAGAGTTTCAGCAAGTTCTCTTGTTGTCATTTCCATAAGCCGCCATCTTCTTTTTGCAAAGTTTACGGAACATAAGTTCTGCCGCCTGGTTCTTGCATCCTGTTGCTTCAAGCAATGCACTGTGAAGGTCTTTTGACGTATATTCTCTGTCAGTTGTTACGACAAACACGCCGTTTTCTCTGCGGATTTTCATTGCTCGCCGCCTTGCATACTCAAGAGTGTTTCCTCAACCTGTACGAGCCTGTCTTGCAGACGTTCGATTGTCGTTTCAAGCCTTCTCTTTTCACGGCGCAACTGTTCGGGATTCTCAAGGTCGTCGTCAGCAGCTTTAGCTTTTTGTGTCGCAATAGCCTTGACCTGTTCAACGGTTTTTCCTTCATCCGCTGCCTGTTGTGCCGCATTGCGGATCATTACGTCTTTTGCGGAATTGACGGCTTTTGAAATTTCATCTGAATTGCCGTCCGACATCTTGCAGAGGTCTTGTGCTTTTTTGCGCGTTATCTGAATGTCATGCTCAATGACATCTTCAACGCGGTCGCCGTTCTCGCGGCAGCTTTCATAGATTTTGGAAATGACTTCACCGAGTTTCTGTTGAAGTTCAGAAATTGACTTTTCAATTTCTTTCGCTTCGTCAATCAGCTTTTGAGTTTCAACGCTTCTGGTTCTTGAATAAAAACCGAGTTCAACGGCTTTATCCAGAAGGTCATAGAATGTTGACCAGAACAAGCCGGAATGTGCTTTAGCAGTTTTAACGCCTTTTTCGGTAGTCAGAATGTGGTGGGTGAGTTCATGTACAGCCGTGTACATCAGCTCGTTTTCGTTTTTGAAATTTCTGTTATGCAAGAAAATCTCGCAAGTGTTCGGGCGGTAAAAACCGTTCACCTTGCTTGACTGCTTGCCGGTCATTGTAACTGAAAAGTCAGTCTTGCAGCAGAAAAGCTTTTGAAGATTGCTTTTGATTTCTCCGTTATTCATTTTCTAACCCTTGCTTAAAAGAAAAGGGATTGTCCTGCACGTTTGAACAATCCCTTTTGAAAACTTACAGAGGATTCTCTGCAAGACCGCGCAAGCGGTTTAGAAAACGTGCTAGTCTAAACAGCTCGCAAAGATTCGACTTTTACGAATCTCAAGTTATTTAGACTATAAGTCTTAATTACTACATTGTCAATATCTTTTTTCAATTTCCACCCCAAATTCTGAAAAAAAAAATGAAAAAATTTTTTCTGGTTGCCAAGTGGTTGCCAAAATGTTGTCAACGATGTGCATTTTGGTTGCCATTCGCCTATACTATTCTCTCCTATACTTAACTATACTATCCTATACTATACTATACTATACTACGCACCCACAAAATATTTTATGGTTTACCAATTTTACCCATTTACAAACCAAAAACACCCAGATTCTGTCATTAAAAAACCAATAATATTTTTATGGAAACCATGATATATTTTTATGCCGTCACATTGCAACCATAATATTTTATATGGTTTATATATTATAACCAAAATATATTTTATGGTTTACCAATAAAATTAAATTGGAAACCGTAAGTTATAAAATGGGAAAAGTTGCCGAAAAAATAATCATGCAAAGAAAATACCCGAAAAACAGAGAAAATCTTGAGTTCTATATACAAGGTTTGATTGAAAGAAGGTTTACTTTAAGGCAGGTTTCGTATATCACCAAGTATACAACAAGGCAGCTTACACGGCTAAAAAGCAGATATGCCGCAAAGGGAAAAGCCGCTTTTATCAATGGTCATAGAGGTCTTAAATCAAAAACCAAAGTGCCGGAACGGATGAAGAATCAAATCGTAAACGTCTACAAAACGGAATTTCTGAACTTCAATTTTAACTTTTTCGCGGCGGCTCTGCATGAATTTTATGACATACACTACTCATACAGCACCATATATAAGATACTCGCCGAAGCCGGGATTGAATCGCCGGAGAAACATCATAAGAAGAAAAAAGACAAAATTCACAGACCGCGCTACAGAAGGGAATGCGGCGGCGATCTAGTACAGATTGACGCAACGCCTTATCAGTGGTTTAGCTGGTGCGGCGATAACACGTATTATGCACTTCACGGCGCAATCGACGATGCAGAAGAAAGAATTACAGGCTTGTGCATGACCGAAAATGAATGCAGTTACGGCTATTACGAGATTCTTTCACAAACTATAGAACGGCACGGCTTGATGTTTGATATTTATTCAGACCGTTCAGCAATTTTCTGCGCTACGCCGAAAGAAAAAGACAAGCTCACAGTACAGGAACAATTAGCCGGATTGCATGAGAAACGCACACAATGGCAGCGCATTTTGACTGATTTCCGCATAAACCAGATTCTTGCATGGTCGCCGCAAGCAAAAGGACGTGTTGAACGCATGTGGAAGACCTTACAAGGTCGCTTGCCGTGGTATTTCAAACATTACAAAATAAAGACGGTTGAAGCGGCAAATATTTTCCTTAAAGAACATTATATTGATATTTTCAACAAGGAATTTTCTATAAAAAGAGAAAAGAAAGCCGTATGGAGAATTCCGCCTGTTAATTGGCGTGATTTAATCTGCTCGCGCTTTGACAGAACCACAAACAGTGCCGGTGTTATTTCTTTTCAAGGCTATAAGTTCCAGATTGAAGCAAGAGATTGCGCCCGGAAAAAGATAGAGCTTTGCATTTACAAAGACTGCATAAAGGCATACATGGACGGCAAATTTTACGCCGTAAGGCTGCTTGATGAGCTTACTGACGGAATCGGCGAAACTATGAGCGTCTCGCTTAAAAATCTGATTTACCAATACATGTATTCTGACGCAAAGCAGATAAGCGCATAAAAAAAAGAAGCCCGGCAGCTTGACCGATTGCCGGACTTCTAAGGTTTAGAAAAAGAAAAGAGCTGTTTTTCAGCTACAAGCATATTGTAGCGTATTGTTCAAAAAAATCTCAATAAAGCTGTATATTACAGCATTTTGATGATTCTTTTGCTTACAGGTTTTCCGAGCTTTACAGTTCTTGAAGAACCGAACGGATCATAAATAACTTTGCCGTTGCTTGTAACAACGAAATGCGCGTATGTGATACCTGTCTCGCAATACTCATATCTTGTAACTTCATACTCATTCTGCTTGAGCTGATAACCGACGGCGGCATGGAAAACATCAGCCTTATTGCCGGTTATTTCTTTTATGATTTCAGCAGGTTTCGCAACATAGCAATCAGCTTCTATCCAGCCTTTTGACAGAGCCTTTTCATAAAAGCGAACGACGTCAGTTTTCTTTCCCGCAATCTGATTCGCAACATGAATAAGACAGAGAAAGTAACAACCGCTCGCGCCGATTTTCTTACATATCGCTTGTGTCATGACCGCCCCCATTGAAAGAACCTCTTGAAATGTTCTTAATAACCGAATCAAACCCTTGTATCAATGTCTGATAGCTGATTTGCACAGTTCCTAAAGTCAAGAGACTGCCGATAACCCATACAGGCAGCAGCTCAGCTGCAAGGTAGCAGCCGATGCAAATAGGTATCATGATATAAGCCCATATTTTTTTATTGCTGAAATTGAGAAAGTTTTTCAGCCATTCAACAATTCCTACCGTTGCGAAAGCGGCACAAGCTACTTTGCAAATAAACATTGTGTTAAGCATTCTTTTCCCCCTGCCAACCGGCAATATCCCTTGCGCTTTTGTATATTTCACCGAAAAAGTCTTTTGTCTCGTCGTAAGAAATCTTCGTCATAATATCCGGCAGGTTATATTGCGGAAGTTTGTCATTGAATATGTAAAGCCTTTCCCTTACAAGCGCGTAATAAGCCTTAGACTTTGCGCTTGTATATTGGTCTAGCTCTGCATTGCTTTTGCTCGTAATATGATTTCTGGTAAAATCATTTTTCAACTCATAATTGAGCCTGTCTGAAATTCGGTACGTTATAAGCTCAAAAATTATTTTGTCAGACTGATTGGTGATATTCAGTTCTCGTAAACCAATCTCATAAAGCTTTGCTCTCCATCCTTTTATAAGCAGCTTTGCAACTTGCGACTGGTTATCAACCAAGTCTTTTCCTTCTGCAATGTAACGCTCTTTGATTTCCGGCTTGATCTCGTTTATCTCAAAAAACTTCGTCTTTATATTCTTTTTCCATAGAAGAATGAATACACCGCAAATAATCAGCATAAGCACAACCAAAACAACCATCGAAATTAAGCCAATTACAACCCACCCTGTAGACGGAATAGAATTTAAGCTTTCCATTAGACACCCCCTGTAGCAAAAAAAAGAGAGCCGAGGAATAAACCCCGGCTCTCTTATCGATGATACCGCTTTAATTATAATTTACGGCGCAAATATTGACAATAAAGGCTTTTAAGCCAGTATCTTTTCAATTTCTTTAACCGTAAAACCAAGACGGAAAAGCTGCGCATTCTTGTCTTCAACTTCTTCAAATTGATAAAACTTGTCGTCTTCGCTAAGAACACGGTGCTTTACGTCATTAACGCCGTCAGATTCGCTTTTCAGCTCTTTCTTCTTTTCCCAGATAAACCTGTTGGCAAGCAAACCGCGCAAAGCCTTTTTAGTCTGTTCTGGATAAAGCTGCAAGCAATTCAAATAATCCTGCTTTGTAGCAAAGCTTTCTGGAAAACCTCTCATATTAACCCCCTGTACCTTATGAGAATGTGTAATATTTATCTATTTTCTTTACCATTGTTATAAATGGCAATTTATCGCTGTATTTTTCAAGCATACTGATAATAACGCTGCTGCCGGTGAAGAATATCCTCTTACGCTCATCGTTTTCTTCGTAGAATTGTACCGTAGCGCATTTATTGCAACCTCTTTCAAATTTTGATTGCCGTATTTTGAAAGCATGAATTATAATTTCTTTGTTCAAGATACTGTCAATTCTTACTTTCTCGCCGTCGAGCACCATTTCTTCTTTTTCTGCAAAATCGCTGAATCTATGCATAAACTCTCCTCAATGCCTCTAAATCCATTGCAATCTGCAAATTATGTGTTTTTGCGTGCTTTATCCAGCCGCGTACGCTCTCAACTTTTGACCGTAGTTTTTCTTTTGAAATTCTGTTTTCTTGATACAGCTTCGCCAATTTTCTGACTTTTCTCAGCTGCCGTTTTGCCGTAGATTTTCTAAGCAGAATATAATTCTTGAAATGCCGGTAACCGCAAAAATCTACGCCCTGTTTTACGTTAAAAACATCGCTTTTGGAATATTCAAGCTCAAGTTCTTTAAGCAGAAATTCCTGTATCTTAACCCTGCAATAATGCAGGTATTTTTTGTCATTGCCGAAAAGCATGAAATCATCGCAATAGCGTATGTAATCTTTAATTTTAAGAGTATGTTTTACGTACATATCAAGTTTTGTAAGGTAGAAATTGCCGAACCATTGGCTTGTATAATTTCCTATAGGAACGTTCTTTTCACCTGGAAAACTGAAAATAATATCATCAAGCAGAAATAGCAGATCCTTGTCTTTGATTTTTTCATGAAACATTTTTGATAGAATGCTTTGATTTATTGAAGGGTAGAATTTCCTTATATCACATTTCAAGCAATATTTATTTCTTCTAATGGCTTGCATTGTACGCATACTTGCCTTGTGCTGTCCTCTGCCGCTTATACATGCGTAGCTGTCTTTTATAAATAATTTCTCCATTAAAGGCGCAAGTATGTTCATTATTGCATGTTGCACGATTCTGTCCTGAAACGGCAGAATATAAATTGTTCTCTTTTTGGGTTCAAATATTTCTTTATGCCTGTATTCCGAAGTTGTGAATGTCTTATTGATAACGGATTGTCTGATTTCTTCTAGCTTGCGTTCCGCGTCCTTTTCAAATTCTCTGACATCTCTTCTTCTGGTCTTTCCTTTCCGTGCATTCTTATAGGCAAGGTCAAAGTTCTCTTTCGTGATTATCTGTACCCAGAGATTTTTATATGTTTTCATTCGCACCCCCTTAAAAAATGGTTATTCCAGTATTCGATTAAAAACCTACTAACTGGAATAACTCTTCCGTTTTCGTATTTGGGCATTCCGCCACAGGTCAGATGTTCAGCCGGAGTTCTCAACCCCAAACTCCGTATCACCTCGCGCCCCGCATTATTCGCATTCGCATTCGAACGCGCATTATTCGAATTGCGCGTACGAGACCCGCAAGACGTGGAATTATTCCAATTACCGCCGCCAAGCAAAGCCGTACTTAACACCTAACCCCAAAAGAACTCGAAAACTTCAAATTAGTATTTGAAGTTTTCGAGAGTTTTGCGTTTTTGTTTTACGTCCTGTAGAGAACGCGGCTCACCCCGCGCCCCGCACCAGCCGCATACGCAGACGAACGCGCATAAAACGAATCGCGCGCACGAAACCCGCAAGACGCGGAACCACCCCAAGCACCGCCGCCAAGCAAAGCCGTAGAAGAAGCGTATTGCTGTCCAAACGAGCCTTGACCATCATAAGTCGCAAATACATTCTGGTTATTAGACGGATAGATATTGATTACGCTGTTTGTTGCAGCAATATTACCGAGCGATGATACATCGTTGAGCCACTGCCAGAAGTGACCGCAAGCCTCTTCAACGCCGATAAAGCTAATCATTCTTCTGCTTGCAGTATCGGAGTGTCCACCGGCTGTTACGCCGCTTGCAGAACCGGCAATATTCGTTTTTTCGTTACTGCCCAATGCAATGCTTGTAAATTCACTGTCATAAAGCAGACGCTTGCGAACCTGTCTCATATCGTCCTGATGATTCATGTGCTCGCGTGTGTTCGTGATTGTGCCGCCGTATGCTGATTTTGTGTTCTTTCCTGTTCCAGACTGCAAATAAATATCAACAGCCATATCAATATCAACATCGTAGACCATTCCGTCACCGCTTGAGTACGGTTTGAATGTGAGACACCAGACACTTTCCGGCAGAATATCACCGGCTGCAAATCCTTTAAGCGGATGGTCAACTGTTACAACATCGTAGATTGTGCCGGTTGTAACAGCCGTAATTTCCTTGTTATAGAAATTGTAGAAGTCCGGGTCTTCGCCGCTTGAATACTGCTTGATAAGATAGTCTTCGCCAACGGCATTTGCAGATTTCGCTCCTGCTAACTGACCTGAAAGAGTTGCACCGGCAGCCGCACAAAGCGTGTGGAACTGACCGATTTTTCTTGTGTTGTTAGCTGTATAGTCCGGGTTAATGTCGTTCGGATATGTCGAGTTGCAGGAAACAACAAGGTCAACATCATTGCTTGAACCTGGTACAAGATAGATGTAAAAGTCACGTCCGTTGACTTCACCTGTACGAGTTGAAGAAGCGTCTGCAGCGTCCTGTATCTTGTCTGACAAATCATAAACGGCAGCTTCTTTTACATCGAGATACCTTATTTCTCTTGTTGTGTCGTCGTTCACAATGTCAAGCCGGATTCTTGTACCCTTCGCAATTTTGATAGCCTGATTGTTGCCGTTGAATGCGAAAGTCAAGAATCTTGGCTTTGATACGGTTATTCCGTTCGCTTCGCCGCCGATTCCCTCTGCCATTCCGTTTTCGTCTCTCATTACCAATGAGAAAGGCTTTTCTTTCGTTGAAAACAAAGTGACTTCTTCAAAATCAAGCTCGCTTGTTCCAACTGCATAAGAATCGCCGGAAAGGTAGAAGAATTTACCTGCGTTTGCAGTGCCTTTCTTAACGTAAATCAGCTTATGAGTGAAGCAGTCTGCCTGAAGGTTTGTATATCCCGGCTGTCTTGACCATGTACCAGTGTTGACTTTATAGAAGCCGTTCTGCTTTGTGTCAGTCTGGTCTTTCAAGAAAACAAGCTGTCCTGACGTACACGAAATGCCGTCAATAACCATTTCACCGCCTGCGGTTATATCAATGTTTTCCGTACTTGCAGCAACAGGCAAATCAGTGATAACTGCATAACGGCTCAAAAGCTTGTTTGCATACGGTCTGTTTGAGCTTGCAAAACCGTTCAGAGCACCGATAATAGTAAGCAATGTGGCGGTTGCTTCGTAGTGCTCGTCGTCAACATCAATACTTGTGCCGAGCGGAATTGCAGAAGCGTTTACATCTTCACCGCCAGAGCCGAATTTGATGTTCTGACGCTTGATTGAATTGTTTTTGTGCGTACCGTCTGGATTGTGTTCCTTGAGCAGAATCTTTGAGTAGTCACAGTAATGCATCGGGTTAAAAACGCTGTCTTTCTTTGTAGTCCAGCTTTCGTTGCTTCTATCCGGGCTTGAAGCTTCGATGTTGATAATGTTCTCTTCCTGAATGTTCAGCGTTCCGGCAGGAATATTGATTTCAGCAAGTTTGACATATCCCGGATCTGGAAGCGGCGCACTTGAACTGCCGTTAGAACCTTTCTTGACGTTTACCGTAAGAGCGATTCTCTTCTTTGTTTCCGTTGCTTCAAACGTGATTTCGCCGGTTACAGGGTCTTTGTAAGCACGTACTTGTTCGTCGAACGTTTCTTCTGTACCCTTAATCTGAATGATGTCAATACGGTCATTCACCAAATCCGCTTCTTCGATTGATACAGGTTCTTTCACGGAATTGTTTACAACCAAAACGCCGGTATCTTTGCAAAATGCAATCAACGGCTCAATACTGACGTTCATTCCCTGTGACACATACGGCTTTACCTTGCCGCCAATTACATAGTCCTTAGAGCTGTCGCTGATAAGGGCTTGTATTGCAGTCGCCATGTTTTCAATCGCGGCATCGTACCCATAATTGAAATCAGTAGTTTTCATGATTTCATTGTCGTACGCTTTTGTCGTCTGAAAATTATTCATAACCACACCCCTTTGTTAAAGTTCTGCCTCGCGCGAAAGCAGCTCAACAAAGTGAACCGTTCCGTAGGCTTTTGTTATATCTATCAGTTCGTTATATGCGCTTATGCCCCTTGCGCCGCCCGCGCCGGATATAAACGCCTGATTCCAATAAGACATTTTTCTGTATTCGATTGACTTAAAATCATCATTGCCGTAAGGCGCATCGGCGGTCATCGGCACTTCTTCTGTCAAGAAATCTGCATGAGTTAAGTCGTCCGCGCCTCTGTCTTCGCCGCCCTTCAAAAGAACAGGGCTTGCGTCTTCATTGATTGAACTCTGGTCAACGTAATCAGCCCGCTCGTATTTTGAAGCCTCTTGCGGCGAAATATCATCTTCGTTCTGCCAGCCGTAACCGGCTTTTGTATAATCTGGTCGTGATACAGGGTCATTCGTATAAGGCGCAAGGCTTGCCGTATCGTCTGTATATTCAAGCTCAAGCGTACTGATAATCGTGAAAGTCGGATAAGGCGGCTTTTCAAACAGCCGCACATAATCAACAAATCCGTAATCATTCGCATACTCAAAACTTATTGTTACGTTCAAATCCGTTCCGGGAAGGAAATAAAAGCCCTTGTTATCCCAGTCTTCGGTATAGTACGTCTCATAATATGCAGCATCCTGCCAGTCGCCGAATTCGCCTTTAGAGCCGTTCCAGTATTTACCACTACTGTTTTTGACCGAAACCTTTACAGTGCCCTTCAAAAAGAAATGCAGAAAATATGTCTTGTTCTCATGTTCCAAAGTAACTTCTTGACGGCAATATCCGTTGCTGAGAATTTTTAAGCCGTAAGAGCCGGAAAAACGCGCGTCCTTTGTCTGCGAAAATCCGCCGTCAATTTCCCAAGCTTCGTCTTCCGCTTCAAAATCAGCATTAAGCAGATAGTTCGTGTCTATCCTGTTTGTGTTGTTGACGATAAACAGGTATTCATTGTTAAAATACGTTCTGAAAAGTTTAAGAATATTCCAGTAATCGCCCCACAAATCATCACCGTTGCGCTGAAAAAGGCATCTGTTGCGGAATTTAAACCTGTCGTCTTTCTCTTCGTGCATCCTCTTCAGCACGGAATAATATTCCATTGTCCGTTCAAGCTGTTCGCCTGTCTGGTCATAGACGTTGTTTTTCCCCCAATCATCTCTTTCTGCCTGGAATTCTGTAAGCAGCTTTTCCATTGTGCCCGGAGATTCTTCCGTATCTGCAAGTAATGCCTTGAAAACCTTATCATTGCGGCTAACGGTAGAGGGAAAAACTGCCTTTATGAAATCACCTATAGAGTTGTTACCGTCCATTATTCCACCTCAATAATGTCAACGGTTGCAGTTCCGAAGCGGACAATCTGCTCTGCCGTCGGCGTGATGTTCTCTGCCGGTGTCGTGATTTTTACGTCCTTAACGTAAATAACAGACATGATTTTCTGTACAATTTCTGAAAGCAATAACTGCTGACCGATAACAAGACCGTTTGTATATTCCGTAAGCAGCTTGATTATTTCAGCCTGTGCAGTTTCTTTGTCTGTTCTGAAAACAGTTGCGGCAATATGGAAATTTACAGGAACGGCGATAGGCGCAAGAACACGCGCATTTATACCAGGCGCAAGGTGTCCATTTCCGTCTTTAGTTCCTTCAATCGCTTCTTTTGCGGCTTGCAGCGTCTCTTCGTTAGCCGCGCCGCTGCCGTCGTCAACATACACAGAGAGATTATAAACATCTTTGAGCGGCGGCGCATGTTCCTGAATTGAAACGCTTCTTACGCTGTCAAGCTCAAGAACGGCGTTTTTGATTGCATATTTGTTCGTTCCCGAAAGACCGTTGATGAAGTTCTTAAACCGTTCGTCTACTTCCTGTACGCTCTCTTCATTCGAGCCGCCTGTTACCGGCACAAGGTTGATTACCGACACAACTTCTGCCGGAACATTGCTTTCAATCGAAGTAATAAGACCAGGCGCGACATTGTATGCAGTGCCGGATTTATCAGCCCTTATCGGCACAGGCTGCGACTGTGTTTCACCTGACGTGATTTTGCCTGTAGATGTCGTAAGGTAAATAAGACCGTCGCAAGACAATCTTGTGCCGGACGGTATTGAAGTTTCCGCTTCAAGAGCCTGTTTTCTTGTGAACACAACAGAGCCGGATGCGTAAGTTCCCTGTTTTTTTGAGAATCCGAAAAGCGTAAACGGTATAAGCCGCAAAAGCTCGTTGTAGCCCTGCCGTATTGCGACATACGCCCTTTCAAGCAGACGTGAAAAAGTATCAAGTATCGTGTGAATGATACTTCCCTCATTGAAATCAGTCAGTTTATCCTGCTTTGCAATCATATTTGCTTTTGCAGAATCCATAATATCTTCGTAGCGTCTTATCATTAGAATACTCCTTCCGCTCTGCCTGTCGTATGGTTATGATCTGTATATACAACTTCCGCCTGTAAGTTATCACCAACGCCGGAAAAGTTAATTTCGTCAACGGTTGCAACACGCGGGTCAGCAAGAACTGTCTGCTCCATTGAAGCCAGGATATAGTTATTGATGAAACGCGGCGTACCGACGGAAGTTTTGATACCGTAGCTTGTAAGGCGTATGCGCTTTGCAACGCTTGTCGCAAGCCTGTTGACGATACCTTGAGCAAGGTTTTCTTTTTGCGCGACAATCTTGAAATCACCTGCAAAAGTCGCAAAGATACCGTCGTCTGATAATTGAATATCCCTGCCGTAAAGTTCTTTCTGTTCCGGCGGATAATACACCTTATTCAACAGAACCTTGTTGTCCTGCACAAAAATAGGAATCTTAATCAATGTTCCGGCTGCAAGCTCGTTTTCTTTCTTTACGCCGTTATAATAAGCAAGGATAGTGCCGTAGCTCGCGTCGCCGTATTCTTTTTCAGCTATCTTGTCGAATGTGTCTGTACTTAACCAAGCCTGTGTTTTGTGGTCATAAACAATCAGATATTGGTCGTTTCCGTCTTCATCTACGTATACAACCGTTTCAAGATTTACAGATGATTCTTTTGCAATCTGAATAAGTCTGTTCGAGGCATCATCAATAATGGCAAGGTCTTCTATAACTCTGTCGTTAATGTCGTTCTGTGTATCTTTCATTCGTTACCCCCGAACCATTTTGCATAAAGCGTGAAACCCTCTGTAACAGGCGTTTCAAAATCATATTCGTTTTGCAGTTCTTCATCCGTGCACCACTTGTCGAATACATAGCCGGATTTTGTCGGTTTATCCGGGAATATAAGCAGCTGACCGTGCGCAACATGATCAGCTGATACAGCACTGCCGCCGTTTGAGTTGAAAGTGATTGTATAAACGTTGACGTTCCAACGCGCATAAAGATGCAGTTCAGAATTGACAGGCGTATTAAAGAAATACTCGTTTGTAGCGTCCGGGTCGTCGCACCAGAACACAAATTCGTAACCTTCTTTTGTCGGCGGCGTAGGTTCTGTTGCTGTCTGCCCGATAAGAACCGACTGCGTTTCTACTGCCGTACCGCCGTTTGAATGGAAAACTACGTTATTAGCGTACTGAACCCATTTAGCGTAAAGGTTGAAACTTGCCGTTACCGTGTCGCTGAAATCATAAGGAATCGTACATGCTTCGTCGGTGTACCAACCCTCAAACTGGTAATTTTCCCTTGTCGGAGTAAGCGGATAAATGACAAGCTCGTTTTCCTTTACAAGCTGTGTTTCGTAGATTGCGTCTCTGTCAAAGAAATTTACGCTGTACTGTGGAATGTATTTTGCATAAAGCGTCAAATCTTCGTTTACAGGCGTTGTCATGTCAAATTCAGTAGTACATTCATAGTCAATGCACCATGCAACAAACAGGCTGTCGGGCTTTGTCGGTGTAGGCGCGTCTTCTATAATGCTTCCCACTGGAATAGACTGATAAGTAGGAAAGCTGCCGTTCTTTGCGTTGAAAGTAACCGTAACAAGTTCCCTTATCCACTTTGCGTAAAGCCTTATGCTTGAAGTTATCTCTGTATTGAAATTGAAAACCGTTTCAAGAGAATCATCTGTATACCAGTCGTCAAAGCGGTATTTTTCACGTGTCGGGTCTGTCGGTCTTTTTGCCGTGCCCAAGAATTCTACAACCTGATTAGGCACAAGGCTGCCGCCGTTTGAATCGAATGAGACTGTATACCGTTCTGTAAAGTTTGTACCGATTTTATAGTCATTACCTTTCTTGCCTGTTACCATTCCGGCGTATTTCTTGACAAGCCGCCCGATTTTAAGAGCCTGTGTGTAAAAGTTGGTATTGCTCGCTACCGAAACAATACGCAATGCATCACCGCCGAGCTTTACCGCCGTATCAAGAGGATTATTAAGGTTTTCATAAGTCTTTTTAAGCCGGATAAGTTCGTTCGCAATTGTGTCAACGACATCAAGTGACAAAAGCACCTTGTTATCAATGAACTCGTTTACTTCCGTCAGCTTTTCCTGAATCCTTGCGCTCTGCTTTTTTACTTCCGAAGATTCGTCATTGTCCAGAATCGTCGGTATGGTGTCTTTGTCTGAATCATTCGCAATCATTTCAAGCGTGTAGTAATAAGTCATTGGCTTGTCTTTTGCGCGTCTGATTTTGAAATCTTTTATTTTGACTTCCCAATATGACTTTGTGACCTTGCCGGAAATGAATTTGTCAATCATGCTTGATTTTGACAAATCGTAAAGATAAACCTTCTTCTTCGGTATTTTCTCCAAGCCGCCGAAATCTTTAATAAGGCTTTGTAAAGTGAATATTTCTTTCTCGCCTGTAAGATACAGCTGTTCTTTTGAAGCCTGGTAGATATATTTTTCTTCTTCGTTGAATGTCGAGCCGGAAAGAGTTATTTTTACTGAATCGTTTCCGTAGTCGTCAAACACGACACCGCCGTATGTCTTTGTTTCAGATACGCGCTGCGGAAATGACAGGTCTTCGCTTTCCGGCGGCGTTGAGAACGTGAATATCTTCGGGTCTGAACCTTCTTCATTGAATTCGAGCATATAGGCTTTGTGCCAGAATCTTGCGTTAATTATTGCCATGTTACAACTCCAAAACTTTACGAGCCTTTTCTTTCAAAGGTCTTATCATGTCCTCAGCCCAAAGCTTTGACGTATGCTTATGCACGAGCGGACCCATTGCCGTATTTGTGTAATGAGCTATAAGCGCGTCGCACAATTCATCAAACAGCTTGCCTATGGTTGCAACTTCATTGCCGATTTTAAGTTTGTCTTCTGCGTTGTTAACCATAAGGTCAATCTTGCCGTTAAGCTCGAATGTGTCTTTCTTGGTGTCAACAAGCACCTGCTTTTCGTTTGTCGTAACATGAATGAAATCTTTTGTTATTTGTATCTCATGCTCATGCACGTTAAGCGTGATTGTCTCTTCACCTTCGGTTTCCTGATCTATTACGAGCTTTATTGTTTCGTCTTTCTTCCTGTTTTTTGTTGTCTTTGTGCCGTTGTTAATATCAGTGATATGCTGCCAGCCGGAATTCTCTATGCGCTCGTATTCGTTGCCCTTGTCTTCTACTTTATAGTAGTCGTGCACTGCCTGTTGGCGCGTAAAGCCCGAACACAAAACGAACGCGCTTGACGGTTCACCTGTAGGCATAAGGCAGAATACATAGCTGTCAACTTGCGGCAGCTTTCTTTCACCTGCCAGAAAATCCTTGTCTTCGTTCTTGTAAACCCATTCAAGAGAAGCTACACGCACGTTTTCAAGAATCCGTCCGATGTCCATTCTTACGTCAACGGAGCAGTCTTGCGAATTTACTTTCGTAACCGTTCCCCAAAAGCCGAATCTGTTGCTTTTTGGAGTTGTAAGAACATAATCATCTTGTGCCAGTTTCGCCGGTCTTTTGAATTCTATATTGATGTTGTTTGTCATTGCTGCACCGCCTTTGCAGCTTCAATCATTGCGAATTTGTCTGCAATGTCTTCAAAAGGTTCAAACTTGCCGCTGTCATACTTGCCGCCGCGTGAAACTATGAGCGTTGCTTCCGTGTTGCCGCCGTAGTTCCATTTGACTTCAACGCCCTCAACGTAGAATTCGCCGCCGAGAAACTTAATTTTTCCGCCTGTTACCGGCATTTCGTCCATTGTCTTGCATGAAATATTGATAGTGCCGTTAAGCATGTTCTCAAGATTGCCGTACCAGTCTCTAAGCCGTGTATTCAGCTTTGTTATATTGTCCTGTGTCGAAGTGTCTTTCTTGCCGGTCTGAATTGAATAGCCCTTGAAATTTGCAAACAGCGGTCTGTAGCCGTACTTTTGGTACTTTTCATCATACAGAATAAGAGAGCTGTCTTGTCGTGTTTCAACAGCCTGTGTTTTCAGTGCAATATCTTCTTGAATCGCGTAACCGTCAAGATAAGAGAAGAAAACGGTATAGACTTCTTCGTCCGAAAGCGAAAAATCAAAGCCTTTAACGTCAAGCGGCTTTATTTCTTGTGTAGGCAGCTTATCCCATGTATCGCCTACGTCAAAAGGAACTTCGCGCACTTTTACCCTCATCTTTCCTTCATCGTCTCTGAATACGAATGATTCATAGACAGGCTGTGTACAAAGCACGTTAAGGATGCTGTAAAAGTTCTGCGTAGTCTGACCTGCAAAGACGCTTCCGAGCGGATAATGCAGTTTCGGCGGCGATTCAAAATCAAAAGGATTTGAACCTACGTATTTTTCTATATAATCAAGCATTTTTATGCTTGAAAGTTTGTCATATTTCTTTGCAAGTTTGCAAAAAGACTTCCACATGTTATCAACAACGACATCAAGCGTCGGTAGGCTGCTTGGGTCTGTAAGATTGTTGACAGTGAACCTTAGTTCTTCGTCACCGGCGGCTTGTGCCGTTATTGATGTTGCGTTTACATCGAGATTTATAAAGAACTGGTCAATAAGACCTGCAACGGAATAGCCGGAAATCACAAGCCGTCTTGATACGCTGTCGCTGCACTGCGATACATACTTGCGCTTCTTTACGATTCCTGTAAAAGACGGCTTTGTTACCTGTTCCTTGCCGGTAATGTTCTGGTAAATGTTCACAATATCCAGAGTGTTTATCTTTTTAAGAAGGTGTTCTTTTGTTTTCAAGTCGTCCGGGTAAAGGGTAATGCTGAATTTGCCTTGAGTGTCGCGTACATTAGTTGAGTAGCTGAAAGAGAGAAGAGGAGAATCTTTGATATTGAATTTTACTTTAACGTCGCCGCTGTCTGGGTCTAGGAATTCAACAATGTGCTGCGGCGCGTTATAAACTACTTGTCTATAGTCCATCGTATGCCCTCAAAGAATCGCTGCCGGTGAAAGTCATACGATGTTATATTCATTATATTTTTAATTTTTCTATTTTGCAATAAAGTTAAGGCATAATTGCTGTTATGTTGAATGTGTTAGCAGAAGCACCTGGATTATAAATTTCATGGCGTACATTTGCTTTCTCTATAAACTCTGATAGTGTTCTCATAATCTTATAAAACTCTTCCTGACTTATATACCCTGCCTCTTCTGTTTTTGTTTCTTTCTTCGCTTTATTTATATCCTTAACAAGAGCTGCCATTTCAGAATCTTCCATGTATTCGCCAAGCTTTTTACCTGCCATTACACGCATGGAATCTGCAAGCCCTGCATAATTGCCGCTCGCATCCGGGGTAAATGCTTCAAATTTTTTCAATTGTTCAATTTCGTTTGGATTTGAAAAATCTATTTTGTTTGCAAAGTTCGTTTCGTCAATTAACCGTTGCGCTTCTGGTGAAAGTGACTGCAATGTGGTTATAGCTTGAGTTGTGGCAAGACGGACATTCGGGTCTGTGCTTTCAAGCCCTTTTCGAAGCGATTCCTCCGCCTTAGTAGCAGCTTTTCGTTCCTCGTGCAATATTCTGTCACCAAAAAGCCCCTTAACGCCGTCTCTTGCCATTTTACCGTTTTCATCTTTGATGAAATGGTTTACAAGCTTATCAACACCAGTGCTTATGTGACTTAAAGCACCAACCTTTATGTCAGCCATCTTGCTTCCGATTTTAACGATATTCTCTTTGACGATGTTGACGTTATCTTGAAGCTTGGTTCTGTCAGATTCAGCCTTATGGTCAACGTTCATGTTCGTTACCTGGTCGGCAATTTTCTTCCAGTCAGATTCGGTGTAGTTGCCCGAATTCTGGTACATGGTATAAATGTCAGCCGCTTCGGTGTATGTGGTGTTGAACATGTTCTTGAAGCGCGAAATAATTTCATCAGGGCTTGAATCCAGTTTGCCGACTTCGCTGAAAATGCCTTTGAGCATGTCAGCAGAAACGCCTCTTTCAAGAATTCGCATTGTGTCGGTAAAACCGCCTGTCGCGGTATTGCCAAGATACTTTCCTGCATCCAGTTTGTTTGCAACACTATACATGATAACGTCATTCGTAGTCTGCAAAGATGTTGCGTTTGCTATGGCATTGTTCATGCCAGAAAGACGGTTCATGCCGGTCTCTCCCTGCCACATCTTGCTTTCGCCTGAAAGCTTATACAGCATGTTTGCGTTTGCAGAGATTTCTTCCGTGCTTCTTACAAAGCCTTTCTGTATGCCTTCCTGCATAACTCTGAGCATTGAACTCAAGAATTCATCTGTCTGACCTTTTTGAAGTCCTGTAAGCTGTGCACCGGCATAAGCTTTCTGTAAGGCGTTCTCGCCGTTTCTTCCGTAACGTTCAGAAAGACCGCTTATCTGTTGGAATAAATCAAGACTGCCGCCTGTAAAGTTTGCCCAGTTTGCCTGGTCTCTTGCAAGCGTCATAGAGCGTTCTGCACCGAGACCGTATTTTGCCATACCTGCCGCGTGCTGCATGAATTCAGTGGTCTCCATGCCAGTTCCGGCAGCATAATTAACAGCTCTGCTATAATAGTTCAGTGCCTGGTCTGAATTTTTCTTATAGTCGTTTCCGGCAACATTACTGCCCCACAGTGCATTAAGCTTGTCAGCATCCGGCAGAATCTGCTCATACTGCTCGCTTAATGCGTTCATACCTGCGCCGATAGCTCCGGTAACAATACTTGCTATACCGATACCACTTAAAAGACTGCCGAGACCGCCGCCCAACATGCCGCCAAGACTTTTTAAGACACCGCCGCCGCCTTTCAAGCCTTGTACAGCAGCACTTGAAGGGTCTCCACGCGCCCATGTCTGAACCATACCAGAGCCGGTATTGGCTGCATTCTCAACATTAGCAGCAAGACCGCTGGCTTGAGCCTGTTTCTGTTCTCTTGCAGCGTTGGCGGCTTCTCGACTTACCCCATTGCGGTACTGCTGCAAGTTGTCCATGGCTTTAGATAGCGTTGCAACTTGTCCCCAGTCTCCTTGAGAAGAAGCCTCTTTCATAGCTTCATTAAGTTTTTTAATTTCTTCGGCAGCACTGGACGCGCCGGATTTCAGCTCCGATGCATCCATTGACAGCCGTATAGCTGTATTTGCCATCACTTAACTCCCATGTAAAAAATATCCTCTTCCGAATAACCGAGACTGCGCATTGTGTCTTTATCTTTACGGTCTTTCCATTTCTTCCGGGCTTTCAATATGCCGTCTCTTATGGAATCTTCCGTGTATGTATTAGCAAAATTAAAGAAGATGTCTATGAAGTCGTCATTTTCCGTCAGCTGCGGATTGGCAACCCGAAAATACGCCATCGTCCATAGTTTCTTGAACGTTCTTTCCGTCAGAAGGTCTTCTATCGGAATTTTCTTCAGTTCTTCCAAGTGCTGCTTTAACTTCTTGACGAAAAGACCATGCCTTAACATAAAGCTCATCAATCAGCTCTGTATCGGGCACATCCCTCCAATCAAATAATTCATTTTTTTCTTTCGCCTTGCTGAACCATGTAGGTGTTTCGGTAACACAAACATTAAGTGTCGCCGTCTTGAGCAGCGCGATAGTTGCGTTATCATCAAAGCTTGTTGCCGGTAAACCGCCGCGCCATCTTGCCATAAGCCAGTCTATAGACTGCAAATCCCTTTGATTTGGGTATTTGACGGAAAAATTACCCCTTTTGGTTTTGATTGTTTTTATAAGCTCTTCGCCGTTAATAATCGCATAGAAAAGGTCGTCGCCTTTTTCTTTCAGCATTTCATCTGTTACTTTCATTTTTTCGTTTCTCCCAGAAAGTGTTGCAGGACTGCCCTAAAAGTTTGAACAGCCCTGTTTTGTTGATTATGTTACAGTCTCGTAATCGCCGCCGTTATCGTAGCCGATACCTTCAAGCGTTACATCCGCTTCAATATAGCCCTTGCCCTGCGAAGAATCGCTGTAAGAAGAAGCTATAAGCCATGTACTTGAACCGATAACACAACCGTGCTTTTCGTCGTACAAGTCAAGATACGGAATCTTTGTGGCAAGTTTCGTATCTACAAGCTTACGTTCATCGGGATTGAGGGATTTGACGGAATAAATGCCGCCACCTCTTACCGACTGAAAACCGTCTTTTGCGAAAGGTTTTGTCGGAACAAAGCCGCGCAAAGAAATCTGCGTGCTTACGCCCTGCGCATCCAGAGACATAGGCAGAAATTCGCCGAGCGTTTCCGCACGGTTTACGGTTATTGATTTACGCGCCTGGAAACTTGACACCGCGCCAATCTTTTTAGGGTTTGAACCGTTTTCGTCGTCCATATCAATACGGACGATACAGTTAAAACCCTGTCCTAAGATGTCGCCCTGTAAGTTATAACTTGGAACCATCATTCACCCCCTTTATACTTCGATTGTCGAAGAATAGATTCTGTTCACGCTCGTAATAAAGATGAAGTTGTTCGGTGCGCGAAGGTAACGAGAGAAGGTGAGATAAGTCTTGTCACCGTCAAAACGAACCTTTGCGTCAAACACAAGCTCGCCCTGGTCTGATTTGGTAATCAAATCTTCCAGATACCAGCTCTTAGCTTTATTGTTGAGAATGTTGAGAATATCAGATTCAGACGGTTCAGAATAACCGCCGATTCTCTTTGAATAAGCCTTGCGCAAATCCCTGTCCATATACAGAGCTTCACGAACCATTGAACGCTCGTTAAGTGCAAGGTTATCGCCCTGATATGTTGTAACAGCTCTGATGCAGACAAGCTGACCATCATCATTCTCGCCGAACGGCATGATACCGCCCTTGATAAGAGTGTTGAGCTGTGAATTGCGGAGCTTTTCTGTAAAGGCATTTACCTTCATCACTTTATTTGTGATCGGGTTTGAAATACCCAGAGCCGCTTCAACACCGGCAGCCTTACAAGCAAGCATTGCAGGTGTAATTTCTTCCCTTGCGCCTGTAAACGGATTGTTAGAAATCGCACCGTTCCAAACATAAGAGCCGAAATCAGTATTGAGTTCAGCTGCATTTGCAAGGGCAACGTTCATCTGTGTGCCTTTTGCGCATCCAAGAAGGAACATTCTTTCTTTCTTCTTTTCAACGCCCGACATTTCAACACAATGGTTTGAAATGAGCACATGAACGCTGTGAGTAGTAGACGGTGTAGCAATACAGTTGATGTCGCATACTTCAAGCGCACTGAGCGTGTTTACCCAGTCAGAAACGGAATATGTACCGTCTGTAGCACCTGTAAAGTATTCGTAACCGTCCATAATATCCGGCAGAACTCTGTCTGCATTTTCAGCGTATTCAACTTCATCAATGAACTGAATGCTCTTCAATGCGTCTACAAGCGCGTTGCAGTTTGCATAAAGCACTGTAGCTGTTTCAGTGAGTGCAGTTGAAGAAATGCAGTCGAGAACATCAGCCTTTACATCCGGCTGCTGAATAAGGCTTGTCGCAATATAAACGTCTGTGTCGTTGATTGCGGCAATAAGCTCGTCAAGACTGTCAAAGTCCTTGAAATTGAATGTGTACGAATCAGTTGCTACGCTCTGGTCGTCAAGAGCAGAAAGCGTGATAGAAGACTTTGTAACGGCAACAGTCGCGCTTACGCCGTCACCGACATAAAGCAGAGAGAACATCGCCTGTCCGATGTTGTCAATCTCTATTTCTTCACCCTTGAACACAACAGAAACTTTCCGTGTGTTAGCATCTGTTCCGGCTTTGAGCCACAATTTGAGCTGATTGTTTCTTGCGCCGTAATCGGCAGACTTCATCTTGATGATGTTGTTCAAGCCGGATTTAAGCGTAAGAGCTGACTGTGTGGCAGAGTTTACGCGCATGGCATAAACTTTCTGCGGAACAAAGTCGTTTGAACCGTTGAAAGCGTTTGCAACAGCTTCAAGCAGTTCGCCGCCAACAAGAATGTCTTTTGCTTCATCTTTGTCGGCAAATTCATAAAGCGTATTCGGTTTGCCGCCGTAGCTGTAACCAAGAATCACCAGGTTATTTGCGCTTACGCCGGTTTCCGATGATACGGTGTGCCGTCTTGAGTAGACGCCTGGAATCCAGTGTTCCGTACGTTTTCCGGCACTGGCAAATATTGCAGGACTTACACCCATAGTATCCCCCTTTTTTTAAGTTCTTTCGTTGAGCAGACTTTCTACAACGGCAAGCCATTCAGCTTCTGTCTTGAGCTGCTGACCGTACCGAGATCTAAGAATTGCTGCAACGCCCGGATTCTGAGGATGCAGCCGAAGGAATTTAGTCAGTGTCATTTTTCCCTGCTGTGGGGAACGGACAACTTTATTACCCTTCAATTCAGTCTTTGGATTTGAGCCACTCATTAATTACCTCCACAATTATTTCGCGCGTCAGTTGTTTTTTTTCTGTGTCTAAAATCAACTGTTCCACACAATAGTTCACATCGAAACTGATATGCGCACCGCAAAGCAGAACGTCAAAATCAAAGTTATAGTTATTGCTGCGGTGTCCGATTACGGTATTGTCGAAAATTGCGATGTCAAAAAATGGGTATCTCTGCGTCAGAATGTTCCTAAGATTGCCGGTAACAAAAAGCCTTAGTTGCTCGTAAATCTCATTCTTGAGCTGTGAGTTTTCAGCCCATATCTCAAGATTGATGTTATCCCTTCGCCTTGTCCTGATTGAAAAGCCGTAGCAGTATTCCTGACGGTCAATCGTGTCCTGAATCGCCGCAATGGTCTGCGCGTCTGCGACAGTGCAAAGTCCGGGAATTTCCCTTTCCTTTTCACGTCCTTTTTTGTCGATGTACTTTTCTGTCGTGCTTGTGATTGCCGCCAAGTCATAGGCACTCACGCCGACACCTTCAACGTTAGGCGCAAGCTCGTCAAACTCGCTAGGCTTGTTGTCTTCTTCCGTTGAAACTACGACACAAGGAAAGCTGTCAGAAGCCTTTCTGCCTGATTCAGAATACAAGTCTGCAAAAGGGTGGTCTGTTGTTACTGAAATGTGGAAATTGCTGTATTTGTGATCTAATTTGAGAATCTCAAAATAATCGTGAATTAAGGAGCAAATCGCCTGTTCGAGAATCAAACCGCGATTAAGATAACACATCATATACAAGCACCCTCTGACAATCGCAATCGCTGCTCGTGAAAGTCAAACGATACCTGTTTAAAAATATGATACAGTCTATAGAGATTTATTGTCAATCAACGGCAAATTGACGCTAATCTATCCCGAAATCCTCTTCAAGTGCAGAATGCAGCTGTTCTTCAATGAACGGTCTTGTTGAGCTTTCAATGGCAGATATAACATCATTAGCCGGAACAGCCTTGCGAACCCAGCTTCCGGCAGGTGATTTTGCGGAAATAATGCGGAAAGTAAAATATGTGCTGTGCGGATTTCCTGCCATTTTCACCATTCCGGCAATATTCGGGCTTTCTTCCGGCATAAGCGGCAATCTGTCGCCCCAGTCATAATTGCTTCGTGCTATCTGCTCGCCGTTGTAATTCGGTTCAAGATGAATTTCGCCTGTTGTTTGGCTTTTCTTGAAATTCCGCGACTGCATAATCTTATAAGCTACAAGCGGAATCGTATTCCCAAAATGCGCCCTTGCTGAACCGTCACTGTTCGGTGTTGCCCATCTGAACGGAATAATAAGATAAGGCACTCCCTTTTCGCTTACACGGCTTTTCTTGCCATAAGGATAAGATTCTTTCATGTCGTAAGCTTCAGCACCGTTCTGAATCCGTTCCATGTAGCGTGAATCAGTCTCAATGCTTACGTCAAAGTCATTTCTTGAACGTATGCGGATAGAGCTTGCAAGTTTCGGGTTCGGGTTTCTTATGTCAGCCGCGCCCCGGACGCTTCCGCCCATTGCCCAGTTTTTCCATGTGCGCTGAATCATCTTTGCAGAAGAATCAAAAGCCTGTTTTGCCGCCGGAAAGACACGCCTACCGCCAAAATCATTAAGCCGTGCTTGCAATTCAAAGAGAACATCATTAGAAAGACTTACATCAACCTTAATCATACCGCTTATCTTTTTCGAGTTGTTAAGTAATCCTTAACAACTGATTTTCTTAGAACAATCATCATTTTCTGTTTACGCCCCGCGCTTCACCGTAGGTGTCATACAGCTTGATAACAGCCTTTTTCGGCATACGCTGATTTTCGCTTGTGCGTATCTGCGGAATTGACTTAACGACCTTATAAGTAGGGTAGACCTTGTAAGTAACAGAATAAGGCTCACCGTCTTCGGGGCAATCGTAGCAAAGCCACTTGATATAGTTCGCGCCGCAAAGCACAAAATCAACGCCTGGAACATACGCGCGTTCCCTGCCGATGCAGCTTACAATCTCGCCGACAAAATAAGCCGGAATAACATCATAATCAGCGTCTTTTTTCGTGTAAACGCCTTTAAGCGTATAAGTTCCGCTCAAAACAGTGATAACATCATCCTGTGCAACGTCGTATTCATAAGGGAATGTAAGAACCGCGTCACCGTTGTTATCTTGAATGACTTGTTCGTCCGACTTTGACAAGCTCTGATTGAGAATGACAAAAAGCACAGGCGGAATATACTTTACTTCGTTTACATAAAGCGTTTCCGGCGGCTCAATTTCAATAATTACAGTTTCCTGCGTTTCGAGGTCTATCTGCTCAACTTCGCGCGGCTTTACAAATATGCAGTCCTGTCTTATTTCTTCGGGTTCATATTCGTATTCGTTACCTTCACTGTCATAAACCTTGCCTACGCTTACAATATCCCCCGGCGCGGTATGAAACAAACCTTCCGTGCGCCGTCTTTCACTCGTAAGACCTCTTATGCGGAAATAACCGCCGCCGACTTTATCAGCTGTTGACGTTGAAAGCGTCTTGATTACGCTCTGTACCATTACAGCCGTAACATACACGCCCTTAACAGGCAGTTCCGGCGTATTGAGCATTACAAAGTTTCCTGTTTTGGTTGCTTCTTCGTAAACCCTGCCGGAATTGTCATAGCACTTAATCATCGTGCAGTCTGTATATTCTGCGTCAAGCTCAACCATGCCGGAACTATCGCGAATCATTACCGTTTGGGTAACAACTGCGTCTTTCTGGTAACTGTAAGTTACGCCCAAGCCCTTGCATTTCGGGCAGTGTATATCCGGCTGCATGGTGTTAGGCTTGCAGCATGGGCATTTCTGCGCGGTACGCCACCGCACCCATTGACCGTGCCGCAATATGAGAGCTTCATAGTTTTCTTTGCCAAGTTCAAGCTGAACAGGTGAATTCTTGCCGAGACCAGTGCCCATTTTCTGCCCTTAGAAAAACTTAATTTTCTTCTTGATAATCAATATTGTGAGCAGAAGAGCGTTCTCTGCTATCAGCAGTCCTATTACTATCCACTTTACTCTCTTGTGATGCTTCGAGTTCGCTTCTGAGACGGTCAATTTCGTCGAGTATTCGCTCAACCTCAAGTTCATATTCTGTGATGAGGAAGTCAAGGCGTTCACTTGCATCTCTAATACGCGCACTTGCTCTTCCGACAATTTCAAGGCGTTCTCGACTATCGTGTATTGTGTCACTGAGAGTGCCGATTGATCCTTCAATTCGTCCAATGTTTCGTGAATTTGCTTCGATAAGCTCTGCGTCTTTGCCCTGTAATCCTGTGACTGTTGCGCATCCTGTGCATACAAAACACAGCACGAGAACAAGCAGATAAATAAAAACCTTCTTAACCATTTCATTATTTCCCCCTTTGTTTATTCCTAAGATTCAGCAACCCTTTGTATTACCGCCTTTAGAATGTCATTTTTCTGACATAGCCGTTTTGAGTAAGTGAATAAAGATAACCGTTGTGTACGTGCAAATCTTCTGCTTCTCTTGCTTTCCAAATTGTCTGCGACAAATCAACCTTAGATACTTCACAACCTTCTAACAAATCATAAACAAGTATTGCGTTTTTATGGTCTGTATTATTTCCATCGCCAAACAAACAGAACATCTGATTATTAAATATTGTACCGCCCTGTGTGAAGTCAACATCATAAGGAAGCTCCCACTGAATAAGTACATCATCTGCTGTCAAAGTAACTGAGTTGTTTGAAAGGTCTGGAATCTTGAATCTTGTGATATAGTATCGGTTTTCATTGTCATACTGACTTTGAGAGCCGTTTGTTCTGTATTTTGCACTGAATGTATACAGATAACCGTTATCCACATCGCACAAAAAGTTCAGGTATGGATAAGGTACTTTGAACCCTTTTGAAGCAAAATCTGTATAATCTATATCGATTGTCTGCAACAAGCTTGAGGTATAGCCGTCATTGCCGTCAGAAACAAGACGCTCAACATAGCAGCAAGAGCCTGTACCACCTGTTTCAATATCATCAATCCAGCCTGTAACATAGAGTAATGGGAACGGATCACTGTTGTCATACTTCTTACCAAAAGTAAGACTGTTAGCATGATTGTCAGCTCCTGCACTTCCAAGAGAACCCGAAGCAATAGCAGTACCATTATTAGGGTTGTTCATATCGTACATTGCCCACATACCGCCGTTAAACAGCTGAATCCATATATCATTCCAGATAGCAAGACCTTGATATGAGCCAGCACCTGTCGGTTTCTTCAATGTCTTGTTATCCATTCCTTCTGTGCTTGTAAAGTCATGTTTTGGTAAAAGATTTATTTTTCTTCCCTCGTAGTAATATTTACCTGTAGTAGATGATGAATTACCCACAGTGCTATAGATAGAGCCGTCCATAACAACAATACCCTTGAAGTCTGGACCCATAATCTGATTAGCACCACAAGTAAAGAATACATCGCGAGGAATAGTAAGTTGACTGTTTTCACTATGTCCACTTGGATAAGTGTCAAAACCAAATGTTATATTTGTCATTTTAGTAGAATTAGGTTTACCAAAGGCAAAAACATTTGAAGACTCAAAGCTGAATCCGTATCTGTTTCCCGTAGATTCATTCTTTAGGATTATATCTCTAAAGACAAAGTTTGCACACTTCGCAACACGAATATCACGTCCATTAACCGTTGCGCCCGAAGAGTTTGTAACTTGTAAATATCCTGTATAAGCGACACCACAATTCTGAATATAAATATCCGTACCTGCTCCTGTGCCTACAGATGCTACTTTCAAGAATTGAAGGAACACTTCATTGATATTGTTCAAAACAAACTTGCCGTTTACCGTATAACTATTTGTTTCCCAATTAGAAGCCACTACATCTTTTGATTTGAAAACAATACAAGTAAAGTTTTCTACTGTAATGTCTCCTGTATAATCTGACATAAAAAGTACAGTAAAACGAGAATAGAGTGGATATTTATTTCTTAGTGCTTGAAAATCAAATATCTTAATAGGTGTTTCTTCTGTAAGACCGTCATTTTCATCAGAACCGTTTGCATAATCTACATAGATTGTCAGTTCAGTAGTTGCAAGTTCATCAAGTTTATCTAAAAAGTCAGAAGCTTTCTTTCCGCTGTCCTGCAAATCACCGCCCGATGTAAGGCTTGCAAGGTGTCCGCTTGTCGCACCGCTGACTTTTGTTGCCTTACTTGATACGTCAATTTCCCCTGCGTCTACTTCTTGGTCGTCTGTGTAAGTTACGATAAGGTGATTGCTTGCGTTTACAGCGACCGACTTAATGCCTTTTCCAGTTGCACCTGTAGCACCAGTCTGACCGTCTGCACCGTCAACGCCGTCCATAACGTCGATTGCGTCGGTCTTCACAGTACCGTCATCGGCAGTCCACTTGAAAGTGATTCTGTTTCCGCCGGTTATCGGCGTAATTGAATCGACCGTACAGTTTTTACCTGCAAGAGTGCCTGTTATTCCGGCGATGCTGCCGTCTGTATATTTCTTTGCAATCGCAAGAAGAGCTAATATATTCATAACCCAGCCCCCTTACTGTGCATACCAAGTGCGTGATGATTTTTCGTAAATGTAAAGTTCCGCCGTATCAATGCAGTACGCCGTTGAACCTGTTCCTATTGCGTTTACTTTAGGCAGAGAAGAAACGTCTGCTTTCAAGCCCTGAAAATCATATCTGTCGTCGTTCACTTCGACCAAGACAAAGCTCTTCAAGTCAAGTGTCTCGCCCTGTGCCAAAGGTATAGCTGTTGATGTCATAGTTAAGCTCCTTATATATAAAAAAGATTTTTACTTGTCTTTGTTCTTCTCGTATTCAATCCGTTCTGCAAGACATTCTGCATAACTCTGCATGTACTTTATCTGCTCCGCAAGCAGCATTTTCTGCGTCTTATCAAGCCTGTGCGGTTCTTTTTCGATTACTTTCTTAGCCCTTCTGATTTTTCCGGCTAAATCCTCGCTTTCGCGCAACATTCTTTCAACATACAGCGGCATTTTTCTATTCCTCTGAATTATGCAAAAATAAAATACGGTTTCCGCTTGTTTTACTTTTAGGCGGAAAAGTAAAATAACGCCTTTATCCCTTCATAGGCTTTGCAACCGTGCTTATACAGTAACAAGCGCAACCTTGCCGTTTGAATCAATCTGCAAAGTCTTGCCGTCGTCTGTGTCTGTAGCAGCAAGAACAGCCGCAAATTTTGCTTCAAGAGCCGCAAGCCGTGCTTCTACGCCGCTGTCAAGCTCTTCTGCCAGTTTCTTGCCATAAGGGCAGCCCTTTTTCATTTTAGATAAATCCATAACAACACCCCTTAAATATTTTTACCGCCTTACAAGCGGATAAATCACAATGAGCCGATAACCATATTTGTGAACTTGAACCTGTTGTTTTTAATATAAAGGTCTATATCGTCTTTGTACTCTTTAATACGTGCACCGAAGTAGGCAGATGTAGCACTTTGTGTAGAGCTGAATGATTCAGAAAGACCGTCCATAGAAAGAGAAGAGCTTGAAAAGCCCGACATAAGACCGTCACCGATGATGTTCAAGAGACTTACAGCCGCCATTTTGGCTATAATCTGCCTTAAATCCTTCGGCACATCGTCACTTGTTTCAAATCCTGCGTCATAGTCGATTGCATAGAAAAGCTGTGACTGCAAGGTCTGGTTTCCGTAAATACTTACGGCTGTATGAATCATGCTTGAGCGGTCGTCTGGTCTTATCGGGCGTTCCATCAGCTTGAGAACGCCTTTTTCCTTGTCAACGATTGTTGTAGACGTTATATCCCTTACGCCCTGCATTCTTGTGAGCAGTTCCAGTTTATGAAGCTTTATAATTGGTTTCTGCCTTGTCTTGATAAGACCGTATCTTGAGATTCTTGAAAACTTAAAGTCATAAACCGCTTCGTCAACGTCATAGTCTTTGCCTTTTTCAAGTTTCCTGTCTTTTGCATTGCAGCGGATTTTCCGCTTCTTAATCGTAATATCAAGCCGCCGTTCAATTTCTTCAACGCTTGCATCGATAAAGTATTGTATCTGCTCGTCAGTGTATGACTGTCCGTTTGTCGCCTTAAAATCAGTTCCCCAAAGATATGTAAAGCGCATATCATCGGGCGTTACGATTGTTCCCCACTGACCGTCAGGAACTTTATAATTGTTGAATGTATATCCAATCGCCTTATCGCCGCCGTTCCTTACCCAGTTTGAGTAAATATAGTCAGTTTCGGCAGGTTCAACCGCTTCAAAATCAACGTAGCGGTATGAATAAAGCTTATTGCTTTCGAGATTAAAATTGTCAAGAATATCGCCGTTTACGGCTACTGGTGGATGTTCAATATCAGGAACACAGAAGCCGCTTTCGGTGTAAACTAAATATGTTTCATCATCGTAGCTACGCCGTTCCAGTCTGTAACCTGTATGAGCTGCGTCGTCTATGGTGATTACTATTCTGTTGTTAACCGAATATGCGGCTATCATTCTGCGCCCTCTTAATTTTATTTGAATTCAAAGCCGGGAATCTGCTGAAAATGCAGTGCGTCTTCGAGCTTGACTTTGGCAATGCCGTTTTCGTCAAACTTTACGATGTCGCCTGTAGTTCCATATACAGCTTTTCCGGCGCGTTTTTTAGAAATAACAGTAACAAGACCGTCTTCAACCTTAAAAGGCAAGCCGTTCAAGCCGTCTGTTTTTCCGCTTTCTGTATTTTTGACAGTCTTTTCCACTGGTGTTTCTGTCTTTTCAACAGCCTTTTCTTCTGTTGTAGTTTCAACAGCATTTTCCACTGGTGTTTCTGTCTTTTTGGCTGCCGCCTTTGGAGCAGCAGCCTTAGACTTTGCAACACCTATGTTCGATTTCTTAGATGTTGCAGCCATGTTAGTACAAGCCTCCGCTGTAAGAGATGTTCTTTACAAGACCGAGGTGTTTAGCCGCGCGGACTTCAAGAGCACCGTACATCATTACGAGGAATGGTGTTTCCGCCTTGTCAACAGGAGCAAGCGGGAATGTGCATACAGGGAGAAGCTGAGCGAATGTATAAACATTCTGCATTCTCTTCTTAGGCAGGAAGATCATTGAAGCTGTACCAGGCAGTTCTTCGTTCTTGTCTGCATAAGTTGTAGTAGCGTCACCGCTGTTTGCAACCTTGTCCATTTCCATAACGGTTGTTTCGTCTTTCTTTGAACGGCAGATGATGAAGCCTGTTGCGGCATTGCCAGAGCCAGGAGTGATTGTCAAAGTGACAACGTTTCCGGCTGCAACTGTAACAGCTGCGGCAAGTGATGTACCTGCTGAAATACCGTACTGGTTTACGGCGTGTACAGTGTACATATAGTCACCTGCATCGGCGGCAACAAACTTTGAACCTGTTCCGGCAGCTGCGTTTGCAGTTACGCTTGCAGGAGCGGCAGGACGTTTTGTTGCGTCACCTTCGGCAGCAACAGTACCCTTTACTTCAAAGAGCATATCGTCACCGGCATCTTCACCGCTGAGAGCAATCTTTGCACCGACAGCAGTGTCGTAGTCAGGAATTGACTTGAAAGAAAGGTTCGGGAGAGGCATGTTCATAACATAACGAGCCTTGTCTGCGAACATTTCCTTAATGTCTTTTGCAAGGGCAACAGGGAAGAATGCTTTTTCCAGGAATCCGCCCTTACCGCGTACCATAGCGGCGATTTCATCAAAGATTCTTTCACCGTAAGAACCGAGTGAAGCACCATTGAGGTTGATGATGTTCTGGTCTGCTGCGCTTGCTTTCTTGATAGAAGCAAGGAAACCGTCAAACTCTGTAGGAACTACATCAGAATCACCGTGGAAGCACTGGAATTCAGAAGCCTTGATGATTGTTTCAACACCAGAGAGCTTTTCAGAAGCAAGTGCACCTTCAAAAGTTTCAGACGCTTCCATCTGCTTTGTTACAGAACGGCGTGTCTGAAGGTACTTAATCATAAAAGATTTACGGTTAAGTGCCTGGTCTGTTCCGATTGAAGAACCACCTTCTGCTACAGACAGGTGTCTGTAATCACCGTGAGAAGTTCGCAAGTTTACTTCGTGTACGGTTGAACGTACAGGAGTTTTCTTTACGGAATTCACAATCTTGCAGTCTTCTTTGAGTTCTGCAACAACATTGATAACCTCTGCTTCGAGGTTTTCAGGAATCAACGCACGACCGCCGGTAAACTGAGATGAATCAGTTCCGTAACCAGCCTGCAATGCTTTCTGCAAATCGTTGACTTCCTGCGAACTCATTTCGCCGGAAGAAACGTTATCAAAATAACCGCCCATTAGTTAGCCTCCTTCGCAAGTTCTTTCTGCAAGAACTCGTAATAATCTTTGCGCATTGGTTTTCCGGTGTACATGCACTTCTGCATATCAGAAGAAATCATGCTTGACTTCACCATGTCCAAACGTCCTTCTTTGACAGCCTTAGCAAGAACGCACTGCGCCCTGTAAAGGTCGTCTTCGGTTGGTCTCTGTGATGTGCCGGGCTGTGCAGCAGCCTGTGTGCCGTCAAGACTTTTTGACATCACCGATTTCGGCGGCAGCTTTTCATTGCCGATTGCAGTCAAAGCCTGTGCAATGCTCGTAAGAGCTTCGCCCAAGTCGTCAATACGCTTGTTTGTATCGACAATGGACTTCTGCATAAGCGTAAGGTCTGCGTCGAGAGCCTTGAGAATTTCGCCGCCTTCAACCATTTCGTCGTCATCTTTTTCAGCAGATTCCGGCTTTTTGTCTTTCTCTTCGCCTTCGTCTTTTTCGCCGCCGTCCTTTTCGTCCGGCTCTTCGATAACGAGTTTCTCTTCTTCTTTAAGCTCTGCGTCAGGAAGTTCGGCTTTATTGCATTTCTTTTCCGATTCTCCGCCTGTGAGAGACTTCAAGATAGCGGAAACCGCACTGGAAAATGATTTGCTCATCATTTGTCCCCCTTCTTGTATAATATCCGAGGTAATCTCCCCGGCTTTTTCCTTGTCAATTCCGTTTGCCACAAGGTAGTCGATTGCGTCTTTCTCGTTCTCAATGCGCCTTTTCTTCAAAAGGTCTACCAAGTCGGCAATAACGGCTTTTTCGTCTTTTTTTGTTGCTGATTTTTCCGTTGCGTCGATTGTTTTTGTACCAACGTCTTCAGGAATGAGTGTTTCACCGCCGGTTTTAGCCGCTGAATCAGTGTTATATCCGGCGCAAAGTGATTTCTTTACTTCAAGAGGCAAGGCGCGGACGAATTCAGCAGCCGTCATGCTCTTTGCAAAGTTTGCATAACCGACTGTATTGTTTACAGGCGCGGTAGTAAGTGCCAAATCATTCCAAAGCACATGAGTGATTGTCTCAATGCCTGTTTTCGCGTCCTTAATAATCTGCGGAAAAATGCCGCCTACGCTCGCACGAACCCTTGTTGAACCGGCTTTGAGCAGGTCTATAATGTCCTTTGCCTTTTCTTTGGTCTTGTAGAGCTTGCCTTTTACGATTGTTTTCTTCTGCTTTTCATCAAAACGCACGTCAACCGGCTCGCCGATAACCATTGAATCATCAATTATCACATTGCCGTCTTCGTCCTTGCGTCTGTGCTGATGATCAAGCGAAATAACGCCGCCGCGCAAGAATTCGTCTTTCGATTCCATGAGCGCACGCTGCAAGACAATCTGGTCTTGCAAATCCACATTTTCATTGCTTGCTTCAACTTCAAAATAATAGTTTCCGAATTCGTCAGTCTGTTCTTCAATAGACTTGCGGATTGTCAGCTCCAAAAAAACTTCATTGTGTTTGTCTGTTCCTGTCATATCCACTCCAAAACAAAAAAAAAGGGCAGCCATTACCGTAGTAACGACTGCCCTGTAGGGTCAAATCTTAATAAAATTGCTAATAATATGTGTCAGTGTTCCGTCTGCATTAAGGGTCGGGCAGAACAGGCACTTCCCATGCAAGTATCTTTTCTTTCAGTTCTTCATATAAAGCAGTTATTTCAGCTGTTTTATCTTTACACCAGTTATAGTAAAGCTCAAGCTCTTCAAGTGCAAAAGCCTTGTTAATCTGCTTGTACCTCAACAACGAATAAATGTCTTTAAGCTGTATTTCCGGGTTATCATAAAAGAAATCCGGCGTATACATACACATTTGTTCAAAGTTGTTGGTGGTGACTTCGTGAATTTCTCCGTCCATAATTTTATGCTATATGAATACTTTTGTGTTTGTCAATAAACCGATTAAGCTAAAGATTTACCGCTTTCCTTATCCAGAAATTTTATCTCCAAATCACAGTCAAGAGCTTTCGCTATAATCTCCAAATCATCTGTTGAGAAATTATTGCGCTGCATCTTATGGTTAAGATTCGCCGGTGAGGTGTTCATCTTACGCGCAAGCTCCGCATTTGAAATTTTCCGTCTGACACAACAAACATTTATTATCTCTTTCATATCCATTTGTCAATCCCGTATATTGTGTATATTTTACACTTGATATTGTATACTTATTGATATATAATATCAATAAAGCTGATTTAGCAGCCGGTTATATAATCGGCATGTTTTCAGAGAATTTTATGTCAGTTCCTATAAATATTAACGATGATATACACCAAAAGATTATCTCATTATTAAAAAGCGGCTGGGTGTCATGTCAGGAAATCCGCCGTATATTGGGCGAAGTATCTCCCATAGTGCTGACAAATCACATCAATACAATTTCGACTAAATATACGGTGTCAGAACGTATGGGGGTCTACGGCATTGAATATAAAATTCTGACAAAAGAGGATTATGAAATGTACGAACAAAGACGGCAGCTGAAAATGAAACTAGGCATTAAAGAAAAAGCTGTACATGGTACAGCTAAAAAATAAACAGGGAGGAAAGTCAGAAATGAATATCAAGGACTTTTTCAAGCAGAAGTGGGTTAAATACACGGCTTGGGCTATGGTTGCAGTCGGTCTTATCGTGCTTCTTTTAGGCGGCATGACAGAAGCCGAAATCAGCAGCGGCGTTAAAATGCTCTTTGTCGCAATCGCCGCAATCGGTGCAGCTGTTGCTTTCATCACCGGCGAAACACAAAAAAAGTAGCTTAAAAAATTAAGGGCTTTTGCCCTGTGCAGGTGTATTCCCATCAGGATAACGGTAATGAAGGTTCAAGTCCTTTCACCTGCAAGACTGGAGAAACGGAGCTTAAATGAACAATTTCAACAAAGACGATGGCGGAAAATTAAGATGGTCTCTCTTGCCGTTTGAACTTATGGAAGACGTTATAAAAGTGCTCATGAACGGCGCAAAAAAATACGGCGACGACAACTGGAAAAAATGTGACGACACAAAACGTTATGTTGACGCGCTTATGCGACATGTAACCGCATACACCAAAGGGCAGAAGAACGACACAGGAAAAGGCGGCGACGGCTTGCCGCACCTTGCTCATGCTATCTGCAACTGCCTTTTTCTTATGCACTTTGACAAGGAAATTCCGCACGATAAAAGAACGGCAAAAGACATAGGATATTTTGAATATACGGTAAATCAGCTTATAGAAGAAAGAAACGCATTGCAGAAAAAGCTCGAAAACTTACAAAAAAAAGAGAAAAAGCAGACAAAATGCCTTGTCTGCGACGGAACAGGCATCAGAACAAGCCCTTTTACTGCAATAAAAACCGTCTGCCATGCTTGCAAAGGCAAGGGAATCAGACACCAATAACCAGGTATCAGCCGCCGTTGACGGTTGTTATACACCCTTGTCCGTATGGATGAGGTTAGTCTTTTTTTTACTTTTATATCATATATCTTAATTTTGGAAATGAACTCAAGCTGTCCACAGCAGCCGCTGACTTTGCAAAAGAAACCTCTCTCCATCTTTCTTGAGCAAAGCGAAACAGCACGGTCAAAAGAACATTGAATTCGTAGATGTTCTTCTTGACCATGTGTTCCTTATTCCAGACAAGAAGGTGATTATGATCTCGAAAGAGTTTGAAGAATGGAAAGCCGACCATGCGCAAGAAATAGAAGAGCTTGCAGATTATTTTATGGCGCATGATACGGAAAAGTATTTCACCGGCGACAAATACAACGAAGCATATAAAAAAATAGAAGACCTGTGTGCATCAGCCGTAGTTTACGGCACTATGGCAGACAATGAACCATTCTGCAAGGAAATTAAAAAGCCGGAAGAAACATTCCTTTATGATTCAGTCAAAATCATCTTGCAGACATCATTCAGCAGCAAAAAGATTTATCACTATTACGTCATTGACCAGTACAGCACCGAAGACGAGCCGAGCACTTTAGGCGGCTTGCAGCAGATGATTGAAAAGAAATATGGTCACATCAGATATTGTACGGTTGTATCTGAATCTGGATTGGAAGGAGACATTTTCAGATACGGCAACCACGGCAATTTTTGGGAAAGAACTGGCAAGACTTGCGGCTACGCATAGGAGACAACAGCATGAAAAAAGATGATGCAATCAAGATGATTCAGGAATCAGACTGCAACAATTTTACGGTAATCTGCGTATATCCTAAAAAAGTCTGTGATTTATGCAAAAAGCCTAAAGACAGGGAATTTACAATAACGGCAAAGCACTGCTACGGATATAACGAAGCCGGAATAAAGCTCAAATATCCCGAATCACACGGAAGACGCATAACAAAGCATATCTGTACTGAATGTTTTGTTAAGCTGTTTCCCGAAGAAAAAGAAGAATAGAGGTGATGTTATGTATAAGGCAAAACTGATAACAGGCGAAGAAGTCTCTGTAATGCAGCATGACGACTGGAAAACGAGCATTGATGAAAATTTCAAGCCGGGAGACTATTTTGACGAAAATATAGCATGGGATTTAATCAACAGCGTACCGCCGAAAAATTTAGACTGGGGTTATTTCCAACTGGGAGAGCCGCACAGTCACGTTGACGGAAAACCGACATATCTTACTCTTGTAAAGGCAAATGAACAGCCGGAATTTTGGCGTTTTCTCGGCTATTGTTACGCCGGAGAATATAAGAACATGGAGAAAGCACAATGAACGCAATTCAAGAGGCGATAATTTTCGCTACAATCAAACACCAGAACCAGAAACGCAAGGGAACGGATATTCCTTACATAGTTCACCCTATGGAAGTAATGCAGATTCTTACATCAATGAATTGCAAGGAACGCAAACAGGCAACTATAGATCATCTTGAAAAAGCGAACGTTAAAACAAAGCTCGTCTGTTTTGCAGATAAGCTGTCAAATATTCGCAGCATGTACCGCGACAAGCAGCAGATAGGTGCTGACCTCTGGAAGCGTTTCAACGCAAGCAAAGAAGATATTGAATGGTATTACCGCGAAATATTACGCGCGATAAGGTTAGGCGAATTCTGTTACAATGGTTATGTAGAAGGACATGCTTTTGTATGCCTTATCTGTGAATTTGAAGACACCATAAACGCCGTTTTCGCTGAATAAATATGGAAAAATATGGAAAAACTTCGTTATTTTGACGGCTTAGACAAGCGCCATCTAAGAAACGCTATTCGTACTCTGATGAGATACAGAAAAGTAGAAATAGTCGAGGACTATGCAAATTCGTTAGGTATGAATTATATAAACAAGTGGAAAGGAAAATTACTCGATTATAAAATAGAATCCTATCCCGATTCAGCCCAATGCAAACTAATACTGCATATAAAAGAAGGACGCATAAAAAGAGAAATAGAATTTTATATACCTTATGATTCAGAAATTTATTTCGGCGACATAACAAAAGGTGAAAAATATATCATAGATTATATCAATAGTGGTCCACATTGTTATTACTCATTCAGGAAGGTTATAATATGAAAGATAAAGTTAGCGTTAATTATGTGTATACTTGGAAAAACTGCATTTTGGAAGACGATAACAGCCTTACTTTTGAAGAACATGATAACTATGCAGGTGGAATAATTTTATCCAAAAACTGGAAAGCGTATGGAGAAAGAACAAAAGACGGCAAACCCATAAATTATGTAAAAGACGTTGAAGAATTATTAAACAGATATAAGAAAGAAGACCTGGAATATTATAATAAAATTCAAACAATGTTTAAGAAAAATAAATATTTATTGCCAAAAGAAGAAGATTTTTCTTGATTTCCGAACAACTGATAAAAAAAAGCCGCTGATTGCGCTTGTTTTGTGCCGGAATGTAATTTATCAAACAACAAATAAAACCCTCTTACAGCCCCGAATTTAGCCGATAAGAGGGTATTTATTGAAAGTTTTAGCTATTTATAAAATCGTTTATATCTCTTTCAGATATTATCTTTGCAGATTCTTCATAAACTGCAATTCCTTCATCCAGTCCTTTTTGATATGCCTTTTTTAATTCTTTTCTCTGCTCTTCGTCAATTTCTCTACTGCCTATTTTATAGCCGATTTTTTCAAGTCTTGCGCAAAAGGTATTTAATTCAGTTCCGCTAATCATTTTTCTTTTTCCTGCCTCAATTAGTTTATCGGCAGAAAAAATAAAAAAAAGCCGTGATAATTCACGGCTTGATTAGTCTTTATTTATTAGTTAAGCAGCAGCAATTTCTGCCATACGCTGTTTTGCGTATTCCTCTGTACAACCGCCCCACATTATATCAACGCAATTAGGACGTTCTTCAAGTTTTTTGGTTTTTGCGTTAAAGGCGTACTGCTTGCCGTCTTTATCAATGGCATAAACCCAATCGTTATCGTCAAGGTAGTAATTCATATTTAACCCCCTTACACTTTTAATATAAACCTAAAGGCTTATTTTTTCAAGTGAATTATCGTATATAATCAATCAAGTTCTCAAAGTGCTTTACAGTCTCTTCATTCAAAGCACCTTCTGACTTAGCCTGATTGAAAAGCGGCATTGCACTGTTTACATAACCTCTGATTGCAGCTGCATAAGGTTCATGCTTATAGCCGCCGTCAAAAATATTTGCGTTACCGTCCTTGCCTTTTGGTATATTGTCGGTCGGGAAATTTCCTTCCCTTGAATATTTGTTAGAAAGTCCGTAAAGGTCTGTCTGTGCCTTACCCATAATATCGGCAAGTTTTGCATATTTCGGATTGCTTGCAACAGAGCGGAAAACTTCATAAAGTGCATGACCATAACGCTCTTTTGCAACCATGTTAGCGGTAGTATTTACCTGCAATTCGACAATCGCGCCGTTTGAAAGTCTGACATTTGCGTTAATGTCGGAATATCCGACAGGTGACGGCTTGCCGAAATTATTTTTTATTCTTGCAACTTCTTTCATGCCGTCAAGGTGTTTAAGCACGTTCGCAACATCTTCAACGCTGTTCAAGCAGATTGTATGTCCGTCACAATCGCGGATTGTACGGCAATGATAAGTGTCTGTCTTTTTATCATAAACAACATCTTTGCAACCGTTAAGGTCATTCTGTTTCTGGTCTTCACGCAGCTTTTCTTTGATTCGTTTTTCGCTCTTCAAAGTTGCTCTTTTCATTACAATAGGGTTGAGCGCAAGGAATTTCTGACAGATACCGTCTGTAATACCGCTGAATTCGCCGCGCACGGCTTCGATTGTCTTATACAAGCCGTCAATCGAATCGCAAGATTCCGGCTGCAAACCGTTTGTACCGCGCCAACCTGGTTTAACGCTGTTTGCGTCCATAAGTCCGCGTATCGCGTCATTCGGGTTAATCATCTTAGTAACCTGTTTTACATCTTCATGCTTTACACGGAACATCTGACCTTTTGCCTTGCCTGTGCCTTTAACTGTTACGCCGTCCGCTCCGATTCCGACAATCTGCCCTGTCAAATCAGTTCCGCCCTGATTGAAGACAATGCAGTCGCCTCTGGTATGCGCGTATGAATGCATTTTTCCTTCTTCTTTCGGCTCTGCATTGCCTTTGGCTTGCTGCTTTCCGGCTTCATCATTTTTGACCCATACATCGCGCTGGTGTCCGTTTTTGTCAGTTATCCGTTTCTTGTGGAGCTTTGAAGTGTCTTTCTTGCCGAAAGATTTAACCATTTCATCATAAAGCCCGCGCTTGAACATTATTTTCATTTTGCCACCCCTTTATGCAATATCTGAAAGAACCTCTGCAACAAGCTGTCTTGTTGTCTGTTCTTTTCTTACAATGTTTGTTAATAATTCTTGAACTGATTTCTTAATCTCAAGAAACTTCTCCATAAGGCTCTGCTTGCTTTCAACGCCGCCGATAAAGATGTCCATTTCGCCGTTTGCGCTCTGCTGCAAACCTGTGCCCAAATCTTTCATGCGGTTTGCAAAAGCCTTTTCACCTTCATCGTGAATCAGCTTTGCGAGCTTTCCTGTCACTTCGTCCGGCTTCTTTTCTCCGAACAAAGAACCTTGCGCAAGATAAGTCTCTACGTCTGGATATGTCTTGTGGTCTTTCGCAACGTTTACGGCAATATCAACAGCTTCGTTCAGCTCATTGTTGAAAGAATATTCCTTGCCGTTTCCCTTGTTCTCAATCAGCGGAAGGATTGCCCTTACAAGTTTCTGTCTGATTCTCTTTCCGCCCGCGCTGTCGAGCTTTCTGATGTTGTTTTCATTGAGCACTGAACCGACAAGAACGGTTTCGACAAAATCTTTTCCAGTATCGTTCAAAGTGCCGTCTGACTTGCAGTATTGAGCCTTTTCGTTATCGCCGATAATTCCGGCTTCAATCAGCTTTGAAACAAACTTCTGACAACCTGTAGCGTCGTTGTATAGATCGCTCATTGTGTCATAGTTCGAAAGTTCACCGGCTATTGATGATATTTTCTCTTCATTCAGCGTTTTTGTGAGCTTTACGGCTTTTTCGACATTGCTCATAGTCTTTTTTGTGTCGCGGTTGAATTGCGCGAATTCTTCCGTCGTATAATCGCCCTTGTGCTCTTCGTCAACCTCAAGAATAAGACGAGGATTCTTGAATCCGTCCAAGTCGCTTTCTTCAAGTCCGTATTCGTCTATCATGTCGCGCAAATCGTTCAAATATGCCTTGTCAGTGCCGTTTTTCGCGGCAAGTTTGCTTGACATAGTGCGGTTGTTGCCAGAAATAACAATACCGTCTTTTGTGACAATCGGCGGTGATTCAAGCGCAAGGGAATTGAAGTTAGCTGCAATCTTTCTTACGCTTTCCTGCGCGTCTTTGTCATTCTGATAGTCGCGGTCATTTATGTTTTGTCCGTTTTCATTCTTCGGAAATCCCTTTGTAGGCGCATAGCTGACTTCATCATGGCTTGCAGTCGGCGCGTCAGCTTCTACGAGCTTATAATGGCACTTTATCTTTGTACCGTCCGGCAGAGTAACAGTCTTTTTGTTTCCCTCTATGCTTTTTGATGATTCATACTTCTTGCGAATATCAGAAATTCCACTTGAATTTTTTCCAGATTGTGATATATTTGAATCAGAGGTACGAAGCGTTTCGGACGTTTGCCCGGGGTTTTTCATCGGTGCGTCTGCCCTTTTTTCACGATATGCCGTAACAAGCGACAAATCGCCTTTTCTTGCTCTAAACTCCATAATTAGATTTATACCGTTTTCAACTTCTTCAACGAATCTTATTACGTCGTTATTCTGATGCTTTTCATCTTCAAGTGTGATTTCATTTGTAGAGTTTACAATTTCACCGATTCTTTCTAAATCAGACAGGTTTATATGGTGCTCTGGCTTTTTCATTGCATGACGAATTTCACCACTATCAAGAATGATTCTGTTTACATCTTTGCCTGTCTTATCCTTAATTCTTTCTTTTGCAGAATCAGAAACACTTCCTAAACTAATACGGCGTTCCTCTTTTGTATTTATTGCATCTTTTAAGAATTGTTTTACTTCTTCTTTTGTAGCCGTTTTAAGTTTCTTAGAATCATCTTTCGGCGGTTCATCGCCGCCATTGCCACCGTCTGGATTTTCTTCTTTTTTCTTGCCTTTCGGAATGTCTTTCAGAATATCCAGTGCATACTGGAGACGCATTTTTATAGACTTGCCGTTTATTTCGAAAATTTGAATTGTATTTGTTTGTTTTTTTAGCTTGTCGTAGATGCCTTTTATCTTGCTTTCTGGAAGTTTGGAAAAATCTTTTTTAAAACCATCAATCTCTCTATCATAAAGCTCTTTGTCATAAAGTGCCGTTGTTTCCATCTTTTCAAAACCAATATCGGGATGCAAAGATATATCACGGTTAATGCCATGAACGAAAACGTCGTATCTGCCTTTAAGCTCTTTTGATGGAACAAACGCTATATCCTTTTCTGCATTGTAATATGAGCCGTCGTCTGTCTTTTTGTAGCCATTGCTTTCAAATGTTTCTTCTATCGTGCCGTCTTTCTTAGCGTTCTGGTTTCCCTTCATCGCGTCGCTTCGGTTCTGGTGCTTTTCTGCTTCTGATTCTTTTTCTTCATTCTCATGTTTCCAACTATGCACAAGATTGCTCAATGCACCTTCGTTCCAGTCGTCGCCGTGACCGTCCTTTTTGTCTGCGTCATATATGAACTTATGCGTTGATTCGATACCGTCTTTTTCAACAGACACATAGCCGTTTTTTACGTTTACTTTGAAACCTTCATAATATTTTTTGCCTTTCATGTAGTTTTCAAGTTTTTCTTTTGCATTCGTATCTTTCTGCTTTTTCCCTTCGATTTTGTCATTTCTTGCTGAAACATAATCAGAAAGTTCCTTCACAAACGGCAGCGGTCTGCCTTTATCGTCAGAGAATCTTTCGCGGTTTTCAAGAATAAGCTGCAAAAGCTCTTCTGAACTTTCGCAAGCGTCTGCTTTTCTTTTAAGAGCTGCAATAGAAAGTTTTGCGCCTCTTGAATTGCTGTCGTATTTCGGTCTCCACTTGTTCGGCGCAACCTTAATATATTTTCTTCCCTTCCATTCGCGGATAGTTCCGACTGGATAACCGGCTTTCTGCAAATTCTCTGCATCAAGAATCGCTTTTTTTACCTCTTCATGTTCCTTGTCTTGCAGGGAAGCAAGATGTTCAAGAACCTTTTTCTTGAAATAATCGAACTTTGAATCTTTTTCAGAAGTTTTTTCCTGTACAGACTTCTGAACACATTTATGAAATACAATTCTCATGAAAATCCCCCTCAGTGATAAAAAAAGCCGGTTATCTCAAGGGAAAAACCCTTAAAGATAACCGGCTCTGCAAGCAGCATGAAACCATTCAATCGTTTAAGCAATTTTTAGTATAAACTCACACTGTCTGTTTAATCAATCAACTGTAAAATGCGCTTTTTCTAAGATAAAACCGTCCGTTTTTATCAAAATAACACCAAGACTTGCTGACATTGCCGCGTCCGAAACGCTTGTCATTTTCAGCCTTAATCTTTTCTTTCCACTCATCATCCATAGGGTGAAGGTCGTTCATAATGTTATCAACGTTCTGTTTTACAAGCTCATCAACAGTAAGAAGATTTTTCTTGTTGGCTTCGTTATATGCAACGGCTTCAACATAGAACTGATCTCTCATGCTCTTAGCCTTGTCAACATTATCTCGCGCCTCTTCCATGAGCTTTACATAGTCCTGAATTTTTTGCTCGCAATCTTCTTTTGTTTTCAAGCCCTTAGATTCAAGATATTTCTTGCAAGACTTGCGCGTATCATTCAGCTTTTTAAAGTTATTGTTGTACTGCTTGATAAGGTTCTTTGATTCAGCTGCTTTATCCTCGTTGTTAGCAATGCCTCTTTCCATATCTGCTATTGCTTCCTCGTAACCTTTCTTACCGTCGAAGTAATTCCATGCGATAGTAATTCCTGCGACATCGTACTTTTTTAAGTTTTCTCTGTCGTTATGGTTATAAGAATCTTCCTTGCCCTTAAAGTCCTTCTTGAACTTTGCAAGCATTTCTTTAATAGCGTTGATATTTTCCTTTCGTTCATTGATTTTCTTTTCTTCTGCCTCAACACCTTCAAAACGCCAGTTCACGCCGTTCTTTGCCTCTTCTGCAATGGTTTCATCGCTCTTGAAAGCAACGTCAATCTGCTTGTGCATAACGTCGATGAGCTGCGCATACATTTTCTGGTCGCTCTTGTTCTTTTCGGTGAACTCCATAACTTGCAAATCTGCTCTTTTGTTCGGGTCTTTAATAAGCGCAAATTTCAGCTCTTCTGGGTTTACATCGTTTGAATTCATCAAGTCGCCTTTGTAAGAGTAGAGGTCGTCCGTGCGAGATGATTTTTCATCATGCTTCTGGTAAATCATCGGGTCAAGTGAATCGTGCATAAGCGGCGTTACACAATGAACAATTCCCTGATGATTGCCCTGTCTCCAGCCGCGTCCCCAAAGCTGCTGAACATCAGTCGGATTCCATTCGAGCTGTGCGCAATAAATAGCAGTTGTATTGCCGTTGAGCGTTACACCTTCTTTAATGTCCTGACCGCCGATAATGACCTTGCACTTGCCGTCAACATCGTTGAAATCGTTCTTAATTTCTTCGCGCCTGTCCAACAGTTTGCCGGTGCTGCCTTTCGGCATTATTTCAATAGCTTCTTTCGGGATTCCGTGCTTAATCAGATAGTTCTTTACCTGCGGATGCTGTTCAACGCCAAGCGGCATGTACATAATTTGTCCGTTTTTCGGTTCTTTTTTGTACTGTGCAACGATTGAATCACAGATAAACTTCAATTTTGGAGAAGATTCTACAATTTCGCTCATCGGCGGCACTTCGTAACCGTCCGGGATAAAGCTGGAATCTACAAGAGCAGGGCTTAATGCGCAATTCCGCATTGCATTCATCGCGCGGAACATATAACCGTCGTCACGTTTATCTTTTGGCAAACCTTCCTGTTCCTCAATATATGCTGAACATTCGTCCATTATTGCATTTTGAAGTTCTGTAAGCTCAAGTTCCGGCGCATGCATTCTCTTGTAAGGTCTTACAACTCCTGCCTCTTCGCCGTCAACTTTATCCATGTAGTTTGTAAGCAAGCCTTGCAATTCCGTAAGATTTTCAAAGCCTTTAACTACAGGTGCTTCCGTTACACGGTTAGCCTTTACAACATACTCACGCTGCACTTTGCAGAAGTTTGAAATAAACTGCTCAAGTGAGTAATAGCCCATTTCTTTCAGCTTGTCACGCGCCATATAAGACAGAATCGAATAAACCTCTGTCGGTGAATTCTGGAATGGTGTAGCACTTAACAGGAATGTGTTTCTACCGTCATTGTGACGCTGAATTAATTGCGTAATTGCAAAAAGTTTCATTGCACGGTTAGAAGGGTCTCCGCCGCTTCCAAGACCGTCAAATTCGTTGCTTTCTCCCTGTTCGCTTTCACCTTTTTTATTCATGTGCTTAGGCATTTTGAACAAGTTGCGGAAGTTGTGCACTTCGTCAACGGTAATATGGTCAAAACCCAAATCCGAGAACTGTACACCTTCATCGCGTGTTTTTGTCATGCCGCCTACGGTTTCGGCTGCCTTTTCTGATTCGCTTGCTCGCTGTCTTTTTGACTTCTCGCCTGTAGACATCATAGCTCCGAATTCAACATCATCTTGAATTTCAGCTTCTTCGGCTTCATTAAATCCGATGTTTTCCAGTCCTTCGTAAGTACATACTGAAATAGAACCGTCTTCAATCTTCATTCCGTCATTCCAATAATCCTTAGAAAAGTTTCCAAGCTCATTTACTTTAATATCCGGGAATAACTGATGAATTGATTTTATCCAGTTCTTATAAACAGGTTTCGGAACACAAATAAGCGGTCTCTTGCTCCGTCCAGTCTGAATCTGGTTTACGGTCGCAACAATACCGCAAGCAGTTTTTCCTACACCTACATCATAAGCAAGCAAGCCTGTGCCCTTATTGCAGAGCATTGAAATACCTTTCAGCTGTTGCGGCAAAAGGTTGAATTCTTTCTTTCCCTTGTGTGTGCTCATGTTATCCACAAAGAGCGGAATCTGTGAGTAATCTGGATTTACAAAAGAATTTGCCTTATCGTTCCATGCTTCTATAAGGTCTTTCTGGTCTTCTATGCTCAAACCTTCTGACAAATAACGGTTGAACAGCTTGATTGCAGTATCGCGTCTAAGCTGCTTTTTGCGTTCACGGTATCTTGTTTGACCTTTCTTATCGTCAGTTCCGGCTTCTCCACGGTCAAGCCTTAACGCTTCTTTGTTGATAAACGCCTTAATATCATTGAAACTCAATTCAGCAGGAATTTCAGTTCTTGAAATCGGGCTTTCGCTTGCATCGTAATAACCGTTTCCGGCATACGCCCATTCAAAGAAACCGCTTATAAGGTCTTTACCGTCTTTCGTCTTGTATTCACGTGTCCAGTCGGTAATAGGTGAGAGTGTGAAACCTTCCGATTTCTCAACCTCTACGCCGTTTTCGTCTGTTTCTTTCCAGACTTTAAGCAGACCTTTTTCTTCCGGCATTACCGCTTCGAGCAATGATTTCTTTATTTCAAATTGCGGGTCGTTCGGGTCAAGTTCCCTTAGTTTCTTACGTACATTGCCGCTTGCAAAGTTTACCTTGTTCACATAAATGCCGCCGTCCTTAACATAATGGTTCGATTTCTCTACATACGCTCTCTGTTCTGGATCAAGACGCGACATATCGACATTACCGTATTTGTCGGTAACTCTCCAAATCTCAAGGTCTTTCGGGTCAATGCTCTTACCGTATTTTTTGTTAAACTCGTCCGCATTCATTAAATGTGCGTTAGGGTCTATCGGATAATCATGTTCGCCCTCTGCGTTTTTGTTGCCTTTCATGGCTTCGCTTCGGTTGCGTTTTGCAAGCTGTTCATCAGTAAACGGCACTTCAACACTTTCGCCGCCGACATTTACGACAACGCCGCTTGCCTTGCGGTTCTTCATTGTATAGCCGATAACCTTGCCGATTCTGCCATCTTTCAGTTTTACCACATCGCCGAAAACAGTTTTTGAAGTAACTTCTTTCGGCTCTTCTTTTTCAACTGTAACAGCAACGTTTTCGGCGGCTTTTGCTATAGCTTTTTCAACTTCTGAACTGCCGACATTGATGTTTTCTACGGCACTTTCAAAAGTCTCGCCGTCTTTCGGCTTGATATATGTTTCTTCTCCGAAACGTCCGATTCTTGTAGAAACTTCTCCGGCTATATGGTCTGGATTTTCTGTAAAATAGTTTTTGAGCGCGTCTGTTGTCGTGCCTTTTCCCTTGCGGAATACGACAATATCCGTTCCTACATCCGTACTGTCAAAAGTTCCGTTAGGCAGTCTCCACGCTTCAAGCAATTCAGCTTTTTCAGCGATTTTCTCAAGGTCTTTTCCGTATGTACCGCCGCCGTTCAAAAAGCCGCTCGGCACTACCATTGCCATAATACCACCGTCTTTCAGTGTATCAAGAGTGCGCGACATAAAGTAAGTTTCGTAACGCTTATAGTCTTTACCTTCTCCCATACCCTTATATTTGCCTGTGTAAGCACCATAAGGCGGATTTCCTACAGCTACATCGTACTTTTCAAAATCTTTTGTAAAGCGTCCTCTTTTCTGTTTCATGAAGTTTTCTTGAAACGCTCCCTGTACGATTTCTGCATCGGGATGCAGTAAGTGCGCGATTCTTGCAGATTCTTCTTCCAGTTCAAACATTGTGAACTTTTCGTTTCTTCCCTCTGCAAAGCGTCCTATACCGCTTGAAGGTTCAATAACGGTCTTATCCTGTCTCGGATTGTATTTATCGACAATTTCCCAAACTTTAGAAATGACATTGCGCGGTGTATAGAATTCATAAAGAACGCCGCTGTTTGAGCTTCCTTCTTCGTCCGTTCCACCTGCACCGACATACTGTGCAAGAATCTGCTTGTCTGCGTCTGTAATTTCTGAATCAGATTTTTTAAGAATCTCGCGGCACTGTTCGCGGATTTTACGCGCCTGTCCTTTTGTTATTCTTCCTCTTCCGGCGTTGACATCATCACCGTTTGATTCTGCAAGTCCTCTTCCAGGTTCATCAAGCAGCTGTACAGATTCACTTCCGTTATTTCCGCTCCCTGTGCCAGACACATTCTTATCGCCTGTTCCTTCGCTCCGTCCGCTCCGTAAGTTTTCAGCACCATCGGAAATTCCGTTTCTTCCAGTTTCAGTGTTATTTTTTCCATTTCTGTCTCCTATAACCTCATCGTATAATGTATTGAAAATATCAGACCTGTTATAGCCTGTTATTTGTTCGTTTGTTGTACCGCCGTATTTGTCAAGTTTTTGTCTGAACCAATCATCGCGCTTATACAGCTTGTCAAACAGAATTTGACGGTTCACAACTCCAAAGCTGTTGACCTGTTCGCTTACCATGTTGCGCATTATCTCGTAGTCATTTTCCGGCATACCGAATTTCTTTGCATTCTGGTTGCCCATCATTGCTTGTGAACGGTTTTCATGCGCTTCGGCTTCGCTTTCTTTATCATCAGTGAAAACGCCGTCTTTTGCTGCCTGTTTTTCAGCTTCTTTGCTTTCAATAGCTGCAACTCTCTGACCTTCAACGCTGTAAATGCTCCAAACTTTGCGCATTAAAGAGCGGTTTACTACCATCTTGTCAGATTCTTTTTTCTTTTCCGCCGGATTCTTTGCTACACCTTCTGCGTATACACGTTCTTTTACTTCTTTCTGCGTTTCCGGCTTTTTGTATTGCTCGCGCTTTTCTTTGTTTGAAAAATACTTATCCCAACTCATCTTATGCGTAAAATATTCAAGCACATGCGCGGCAAAAGTCTGCTTGTCAGCTCCGTATTCTTTTTGAATGTTGTGTTTTGAATAATCATCTTCTATACGCTTACGTTTGATAGCGAATGTTTCAAGTAACACCGCAAACGGATTTCTAAAACTTGTTTTCGATTCATCATTTCTCTTGTAAACCGTTTTTTTGTGTCCGTTCTTGTCGATTATTACTTCTTTGTGTAATTTGGACGTGTCTTTAAAAGATTTCGCTATGAAACCCCATTCTTTACGCGCCCTGTACCTCTCTAAAAATCCTATCTTTGCCATATATACCTCCCAGTGTTATTTCAGATTTAATCTTTTTCCGTGCCATTTCTTAGAAAGCACTTTTTCTTTGAATACATCAAACGGAACAGTATCAACACCGCCAAAGAATCCGGGCTTATCATACTGTCTTAAATAAGCTGCTTTAGCGTCTGCAAGCGTATCAAAGCCAAGCATACATTTATCTTCATCATATTTATCAGTTCCTGGTATTTTCTGATGAATTATGTAAACGTTCTTTGCGTCTTCATTGCCGCCTAAATAACAGTCTACGTGATCGCCGTCAACACCTTCTGTACCGCGTATATATCCGTAGTCATAGTGCATTGTGATTGCCCATTCGTGACCGTCTGAATCAGTGCCGCGTCTTATGCTGCCTTTTTTGTTTTCAATGCTGATATTCAAGCCGTTAAAGGTAGTGCGTCCTTGCAGCTTGTGACCGCTCCATGTAAGGGATTTTTCTGTTATTTCAGTATTAAGAATATATGCAACTTTTTTTCGCAAATCTCTTTTATCTTCTTTTTTGCATTTGCTTATTACCTTTGCTGATAATTTGTCATTTTTACCGATTTCAAATTTTACCAGTTTTTCATCTTGCCAATCTCCACCACAAGAGATAACAAAATAAGTATCAGCAAGTTCAAAAAGTTCACAGTTTTCTAAATCTTGTCCTTCTGGAAAACCTTCAACTTGATATACTTTACGAGGTATTAGATGAAAATCGTCGCTTTTATCGTTTAAGAGTTTCAGCATTTCTTTCTGTAATTCTGGAGATAAACGTCTTTGCCATAACGAAAAAAGCTTCTCTTTTATAGTCCGTTGCCCCAAAAATTCTTCACCTCTTTTTCTTAATTCACTTTCAGAAAAATAATGCCGTGCATGATTGTCTTTTTCTCCATCAAGAGATTTTTGAACATCTTCGCTGTTAAAGATTGCTTGTATTCTGTCTGTAAAGCCTTTTGTGGAATCATCGGGATTCTTTACGCCTTTTTCTTCAAACTCTTTTGTTGCCTGTTTTACGGCGTTATTCCACTTCTTAGCGCGGTTGCTGTTTTCAGCAATCAGAGCGTCAATGTGTGCATCGCTTTCGTCGTATCGTTCCCAAGTGCCTCTGCACCACGGATGAAAGCAGCCGATAGCAACTGTATGCTCTTTGCCGTTCCATTCTTTACCTTCCCAAAGCACATAATCAGCTATAGGGTCTTTTGCAATATCACTCTGTAACGGCTTGTCACTCCATACCGCTATTTTGCCGTTCATCTGTCTGCAAAATGGGCAAGTGTTGCCGTCAATTATCTCGATTCGTCTGAAATATGTTTTCTTGTTTTCCGGCGTATTCTGGACTTCTTCTCTAATAAATGAATTGTTGAAAGCGTTCTGAACCTCTGTGTCTGCAAGCCGTTGATAATCGCGGTTATCGCCTACCATTTTATCAAACAAATCTTGCGACACCTGCGATTTGCTTTTTTTAGCTCTTACGCCGTCAATAAGAACCTGCTGAATTTCGCCTCTTACCTTTTCGGTAACATTCTGAACTTTGACGGCGGCAGACTGCTGATATATTTCAATTCGTGCCTGTTCCTGTCGTGTCAGTTCTTCACCGAAAACATCTTTCATGTTCTTAATGTCTTTGCTTATCCAGTCAAAAGATTTTCCGTGATATGCAGTATCTTCAAGCCGTAATTTTTTTACAGCTTCCAAAGTATTGTATTTCAGCATCCTGTTAAGGATTTTCGCAAGACATTGTGACTGCAGCACGATTCTTTCAGCCGGATTATCATTGTTACGGTTAAGGAACTTTTCAAGGTTTTTAAGAAACTTTTCCCAATCGGCTTTTTTAATCGGCTCGCCGGTAGAAGGTGAGTAAAGAATCTTGCCTTTATATGTGAGATTTTCGGCTTTTGACATTACGGTTTTCTTTGGCAAATCACAGTATTCCGTAACGAAATCATAAATATTCTGAATGTAATTTGAAAAATAATCACACCATTTGTCGGTTAAATCTTCTTGCGCCTTATAGAAAAAAACTTCACCTTTTGCAGCTTTACCAGGCAAGCGCAAGCTCATAGACATTGTACGCAATGCCTTTTCAACTCTTGCCGGTTCATTGTTTTTAAGGCTTATCTTAATATCCGGCAATCTTGACGTATTATCAGCCGGAACATATTCAGGTGTAAGACCGTTAAGGCATTTTGCAAGCTGTTCAAATTTCTGCTGCCGGTTTCCCTCTGTTATATCCTTTATCTCGATGTTAATTTTCTTATTGATAACGTTTCCAGACATAACACCCTCTTAAAAGCTAAAATTCAATGACTTTCCGATTTCGGTTGTTTCGGGCTTTTCTTCTTCGTTACCGCCGCCGACACCTTCCCATGCGTTATCATCTATCTCGCTTTCAGCTTCTTCACCTGTAGGCTCTTCTTCTTCTCCAAAATCGCCGTTTCCTTCCAGTGTTTCTTCTTCCGCACCTTCTATGTCTTCCATGCCGCCGCCGTCCATCTGTGATGATTGATACATCTGCACAAGCTGCGGATTTGCCGGGCACTTATCCGCCCAATCAGCGTCAATGGGTTTCAAGCCTTTTTCCTTGCGCACTTCATTCAGCGTCTTGTATGATTCAAGCTCGCCTTTTGTAAGGTCAAGAATCTGCTTCGGGTCGTCTCTTTCGTAACCGACAAACTCAATTTCATAGCCCGGAAACGCTTTTTCTACGATCTGATTGATATACTGCTGCATATAAGAAAGCATATCGCCCAAAATAAGCGATTTTGACGCTTCTATTTCCGGCGTTGTATTGCGTTCAAACATTGCCTGTGATTTTGAGCTATGCAGTCCTAATTCTTCCATGCTGCAACCGAAAAGCGAAACGATTGCACTTGTAAGGAAATCTAACCAGTTCTGGAATTCCATTTCCTTGTTAGTTCCAGTAAGAGAAATCCATTTAATTGAATTCGCTTCTCCGTCTTTTCCGTTTCCAGCCGGAATAATAGGAACTCTCCACTGGTTAGTAACTGAACCGCTCATGATGTCGGCTATATAGTCTTCCATCTGTTCAACGGTCTCTTGATTGGCGTTTCCGTCAAGCAAAAGCATACCGCGCGGCAATTTGTTTTCTGTGAAGAATCCGGCATTGTATGTGAATGCGTTAATGCAGCTTGTTATAAGGTCTATAGCCTGTTCCACGGCTGAATAACCGTAGAATGAGAAATTTACATCAGTTCTAGGGTTTTGATAGTCGAAAATCAACGTTCCTTCTGGATAGTATGCAGTAGGAATAGCGTTGATAATCTGAACATGCTTGATATTGTACGGATTGTCTTGATTAGGCAAAACCTTTTCAATAGTTGCTCCATCTACAGCCCAAAACGCATAAGGCTTTCCGGCGCGTGTATATCCTATTTCTGTAGCGTTCTGGTCAATCTCAAGAGCATCGCGGACAAACTTCAAGCCCCATCTTGTGAAATTATCCCTGTCGTAGCTTTTTTCCGTGCCGGTGTTCAAAAGGAAACGTTCAATTTCTTCGCGCTCTTTTGATTTTTGTCCGGCTGCTTTGATAACATCTTCACCGATTTTCTTGACTACAAAACCGCGTATATTTCTATTGGTTGACGGCTTTAAGAATGGTTTGATTTTCTTCTGGACGTTCAAAATACAAAGATTGATTATCCATGCTTTTTTAGAGACACGGCGCAAGGTCTTGCAGTCAACTTCTCTGTTAATATGTCCGTCTGCTGTCTTTAAGTTGCCGTAAAGATTGTTTGTGACTGTCCATTCGTCAAAGAATGATGATTGAGCACCGTCTTGTTTTGGGTGAAAGTAGCCGGAATTCTGGAATCTTCTTGCAGTCCGATTCATGCGCTCAATTTCGTTTTTAATGTCTATTGGTGTTGGTTGAGCGGGTAGGAGTTTATTATTATTCATTTCGAACCTTCCTTAACACTGAATTCAGTGATTTTCCTCTTGTTCTAGCGGTCAAGCTCTGGGAAATAACAGGTTCTTTTTCTAAACTCTCTGATAATTTTACACCGTTCTGTGTTTTTTTTCTATGATAAGCCGAATAAAAATTCTCTTCGATTTGCGGCGCACTTGCTGCATGGTTTGCCAAAGCCCAAGCCCAAAAGCTGTCTGCGTGTCCTTTTTCGTTTCTTTCCGCGTCATATCGGAAACTGCCGCCGCTTGACGGCATACGCTTAATTGAATGTATTTGCGCGTGAAAATCCCTGTCGTTTTCAAGCTCGAATTCGTTCTTCTCAAGCCCGAATTTAACGCCCATTGCAAGCACTTCTTTTGATTGCAGTGTAAAGGTGATACCTTCGATTCTGTCTCCGAATTCATTATGCAGGTCTTCATGAATCGGCGCACCCATACCTGTACAGTCTATGCAGCCGCGGTAAATAGGCAGAGAATTCATAAGTTTTCGTACTGTATCTTTCTGCTCCGTAAAAGATACCGATGTTTTCTCTAGCCGCATTACGGCGCGTTTTTTGCCGTCCTTTTTTCCCAATATGTAAATGGCGGCAGCATCCCTGTTTTTTGAAACATCGTAACCCAAAAAGAGCGGCGTTCCGTGCTTTTGCGGATTGTAGTTTGCAATTAAAGAATCTGCATCTGAAAAACTTTTTATTTCAAAATCATAACTGGAATATTCTTCATCGTTCATATCATCGGGCAATGTGTCGCTTTCACGTCTTCCAGGTGTGTTTGCATAAATCAGATCCAGTGAAATATAACTTGCCGCGCTATCTATAAACGTGCATTCACATTCCTGTTGAAAGTCTTCAAGAGTTGTATTGTGATAAAGGTCTAGCAGCTTGTCAGTGCCGAATTTCTCCACACGTTCCTGTGTGGTCATATCTTTTGCAAACTTTACAGCCGCCGCTACGTCATTGCACATTACTTTTGCATACCACCACGGCACAAAATAGCGGTCATATCCGGGATAGTTCTTCTTATCCGTGCATATTTCGTAAAACTTACCGATAGTTCCTAAAGGCGTGCTTCCAACTTCAATACAGCCGTGTCGCAAAGTACAAAATGAAGCTGCCGTATATACTTCTTTTGCTAATCGGGGAGTGTAAATTCCGTATTCGTCAAGGCAGATGTCGCCATTGCGCCCGCGTGGCTGACGGCATGGCAAGCTGATTAAACGGCTTGTAGTATTTGATTCACAATCTTTGAATTCAAGCATCGTTGTTGTTGCATGAACGAGCTTCTTTTTGTGTTTTTTCGGAATTGATTCATAAAATTCTTTTGCGTATCGTATCTTTTCTTGCGCGTCTTCCATGTTGTATGAAATGAACTGCTTTGTATAATCAAACCTTGCAGGATCAAGAGCTTTTACAAGCCCTTTCATTGCGACAATAAAAGAAAAGCCTGTCTGTCTGCTTTTTAACAGGCAGATATAGCGGTTGCGGTTAAGAATAAAATCATCTTGCCAAAAATCTAGTGTTATCGGTTCTCCATGATAGCGCATGAACGCATAGGCATAATTCAGCTTTTCTTCTGGTGTCCAAAGTCTCATTTTCTTTCTGCCTTTCGCTTTTCAAAAAACTCTTGAACAATCATCTTAGTCGCTTTTTTTGCGGAATTATTTCCGTGGTCAATAGCATAATGCTTTATAAGACAGTAAAGCTCCGTATCAACTTTTATCGTAATTGAATGTTCTTCATAGTCAAAAGGATTATTCATATTATCAATCCTCTTCCGTTCTTTGAGTTGTCTTGTTGTTCAATTCTGATTCTCTGACAATCTCCGCATTTGCCCGCATGACTTTTGTCTTTACTTGCAGATTGCCTTTAATTATTTCCGCTGTTGTTTCTACTTCATAATCATCATTCTGCTGCTCGTTTTCGGTGAAGTCCTTATAGATTTTCAAAAGCTCGTTTTCTGTCTGAACTTTTGACGGCAGCTTGTAATGCGGTATGCTTCTTTGCCCGACATACTCAATATCTTCAATAAGTGCTTTCTGCTCGTCTGTCAGCTTGTCGGGCGTTTTCATTGTTGCGTCGATGTATTCAAACCCTTTATCAGAGTGTTTCAGCTCAATGTCATAAAACTCATGCGGTTTCATATTCAGACGCGCTTGTTTTCGTGCGATAATGTCTTTGACAGTCGTTTCCAAGTCAAGTTTCGTCAAGCTCTTTAGAAACTGCGAATTGATGTTTTTAATCTCTGCAATTATTAACGGCTTTCTCAAAAGCTGCTCTGCTTGTGTCTTTGCAGTCTTTACGGAATATCCGGCTTGCCTTGCCGCTTCTGCTGCATTTTTTTTAAGAGAAGATTGATTGCACCAATAGACAACAAAAAGTTTTTGCGCATCCGTCAGAGGTTGAGACCATTTAAATTCAGTGTCAACATCGATGTATTTATTTCCGTTGAATACGGCAATAAGTGAGTGTTTCTTTTTTGTCAGTGTCTTTTTTTGTTTTGCAGAAGTTTTATTGACTTCGATGTTCGTTACTTCCGTTTCCATGCTCAACCGCCTTGCATGTATGCAGCAGAAAACCGCTGAACTTATGACCTCTTTCGTTTACGATGGTTATTTCATTAACCTCGCACACCGCAACTGATTCATAGCCTGTCGCTATGTACTTAACCTCTTTTCCGCACTTCGGGCAAAACTGCATGTTACACCCCCAAAAGCTGCCGCAATGTTTCGGCGCGATATGTTGAGTATGTCGCGTACCCTGTCAGTTTTCCTTCGGTAAGTTCAAAAGCGATAAAGCCGCAGAAATTCCGTTGACCGCCGAATTCGTTGAGAATTTCAGCGACAAATTCTTGTTCTGGTTTCGTACCGGCAAATTTTTTCAAGAGTTGGTCATAGTTAGAATATTCATTGATTGAAACAGGCTTGCCGAATTCATAGCTGATTTTAGTAACCAGTGTTTTTTTAGAATCCTGCAATTTCTTGAGATATTTTTGTATTTTTTCTGTCATCATAATTACCCCTAAACGGTCAAGCTCTAAGGTAACTGATTCAGACATCTTTTCTTTTCTTAATTATATTTTAGTTTTTTTTGATTATCAATTCAGCAAGAATCTCAAACTTTGAGAGCGGCATTACCACAACTCTATGCATCGGCAGCAGCTTGCTTTTGATAAACAAAAGCCAGTTGTCCAGATCATCACAGTTGCTTTCGGCTTGCCGTACCCATTCCGGCAGAGATATTGTGTTCACGTTCTTGCACTCAATGCAGAACGGAAATTTCTTCTTTGCCTCGCCTCTAAGAATTACATCAGTTCCGTTCAAGCCGGATTCCCTCGAATGAATAGGGCAATCATCTGACTGCTGATTGTATTCTATGCCTGTGATTCGTGAAATCATCGCGCAAATTTCTTTCTGCCAGTCCAAGCCCTTCTGCTTTGCGGAACGCGGCTTTATTTTCTGCATTGATTTTTCAATGCGCTTTGCCAACTTCTCGTTTGCCTTTGTGTTCTCGCTCCGCAACAGTGCAATGATTTTCTTTTTTTCATCGGCATTAAGTGTAAGAACCAAAATACAGCCCCCTAAAATTCCGGATATGGATATAAACAATGACCGTACACCCGATGGCGTTGGTCTAAGTTTTCAGGCTTGTCTGGGTCTTTCGGCTCTACGTTTGTTGACGGCGACCGCTTGCACAAGAGAATAAGCGACTTTATCCAATCATTCTCATATAAGAAATTTTCCACAGTGCCGAAGCAACCGCAAAGCGTGTCAAGGCTTTTCTGACCGAAACAAAAAGCTGGTGTTCCATACATGATAAGATTGCTTTGTACTATGCCGTCCATCAAAAAGCCCAAGATTGCAGAAGTTGCACCACCCTGACTCCACCCTGTAAAGAACCACTGATAGCCAATCGGAAACTTACTGTTAAGCCAGTCTTCGTAGACGTAATTAAAAACTGCTTTTGCTTGCAAATAAAAGCCAAGCGTTGTGATTATTTTCTTCTTTCCGTTCGTAACAACTACAGGTATTACGAGAAAGTTGAAAACCCAATCCCACAATGTTTTTGTTTCCTGCATTTCAACAAAGATGCGTTTTTCTTTCTTGTCGATTCTATATCTCCAGTTTGCGCCGGTTTTCTTGTCGAGATTATAATCGCGGCTCAACTGGATTTCGTTAAATAGATCCAAATATTTCACTGTTCAGCTCCGTTTTTAAGCATTTTATAGTTAAGGTTTACAGCCGCAAGATAGCTTATAGTTGTATCGGGAATATTGCCCTGCATGACGGCGGCAGAACCGCAATTATATGCCATGATTACATCGTCTTTTACTTTCAGTGATTCTGACAAATCAGACAAAAGGTGTAAGGCAATAAATGTATTCATTTTCCAGTTGAAAGGGTCAAATTCGCTTTCGAGCTTCCAATATCGCGGCACAAAATTTGCCCATAAATACCTGTCGTTTAATTGCCATAAACCGATGTCTATAGTTCCGTTCGGGTTTGTATGCACGGCTTCCGTTATAAGCTGCGGATTTTCCCGCAACAGAATTGAAACAGCTAGATCCGTATCAACATCAAGCTGATTACCCAAAAGACAGATATAATCGCTTATTTCCGTCGGCAAAAAATCATATTTGCCTTTTACTTCTTCCGCTACCGCTTCCGGCACGCCGAATTCGCAATAGACGATTTTTTCTTTCGCTTTCCGTGATTTTGAGAACGCCGACATTCCGGCGCAAAAAAACAGAAAAGAAACTGCAAGCAGAATTCCTACTGCTGCATAAATTTTAGTTTTTGGTATGTTCATACCGCCCCTCCGCTATCTATTATCACCCGAACCGCTTATCACGTTCCGGGCTTTTCTATCCTCAAGTTTTTTGATGTTCAGCTCCATAACTTCCGACAAAGAAAGGTCGAGCACAGAACATATTTCTGCTATCATCCACAAGCAATCGCCCAATTCTTTTGAAATAGCCAGCTTATCTTCATTGGAAATCGCGCCGCCTTTGTCGCGGATAATTTTTGCGAATTTTCCGGCAACTTCTCCGGCTTCTTCCGTAAGTCCGTGAGACGGATAATCCCATTCGAGAGATTCTTTAATTCTCAATTCTCCGTCAACAGTCTCAACGATTACAGGTATCTCGTACATCTTAAAACTGAGCGCTTTTTTCTGGTAAATATCAGCCTCGCTTTGTTCCATGCCGTATATAACAGCTTTCTGAACAAGCTCCCAGACCCATTTATGGAATCCCGGAATATTCTGTCTGTCTGCGTATTCCCTTGCAATTTCTTCTTGATTCATATTTTCACCTTCCATGTGTGTTTTCTATGCAGTCTTGATAATATGCAGCAGGTTTGTAATTTACGCCTGTATTGTTGTGATCAAGATGAATGAACACCGTGTTTTTTATAAACTTATAGCAGACATAACCGCTGCAAAAACTGGACGTTTTGCCGTTAAAAGATACTTTCTTATCCGGGATAATAAATTGAATGTCTCCATGCCGCAAAGAAGCAAAGAAAAAGCCTATTTCCTGATAGTTAATCGCCATCATGTTCATAAGCAACGCAAAAGGCTTTTCTTCGTAAACGCATTTTGTGAATACTTCGAGCTTTAATGAAAACGGCGGGTTTGAAACAACTATATCAGCTTCTTTCGGAATCGGCTTTTCAAAGAAATCTTGCCCGGTCTCAAGACTGCCGAAAATGACATTGTAACCGGCTTCTTTAAGCGTTATTACGTACTCTGATTTTTCCGTATCAAACGGACAATAAATAGTGTGTGCAGCTCTGCCGCACTCTACTGCATTGGCAAAGATACAGAAATAATCATCAAGAAACGGAATCAGCGGCGTTACAAGCATTTTGGGCGTGTAGTAGTTGTCTGACTTGTTAAACGCTTTCTTAAAACTTTTCATTCTTCCCCCACAAATAAATCAAGCTGCTTTTCGCTTAAACTTGCTTCGTTTATCCGTCTTTCGCAAATCTCGTAAAACTTCGCGTCAATTTCCACGCCGATGAAATCCCTTTCCAGTTCCTTACAGGCAACGCCTGTTGTACCGCTTCCCATATAGCAATCCAGAATTACCCCCCCCCCTCGGAGAGCTAATGTTTATAAGGCGTTTCACCAGTTCAAGCGGCTTTTCGGCAGGGTGAATTCTTTTTGTGCAGCCGGTCAAAAACCACTTGCGGTAATAGTCCAAATCAAAACCCTTGCCCTGAAAAAACGTTCCTTTTGCCCTTATCAAGATGATGTATTCAAGGTCTGAAACATGGTGTGTTGAATGCGCCGGAATAGGGTTGGACTTTGCCATTACAAGAACATCGTATGTATAATTCTGCTTACGCGCCCAGTTGATATAATCTGCAATCAGCATTTTATTGCAGAAAAAATATCCGTAAAAACTCTTCATTTTCGGCTTTAGCATGTCGAGTATTTCAACAGGATTGAAGACAACGGAATCCAGCTTCTCCAAGTCATGCAGAAAATCAATATTCCTAGACCTTCCGTATTTTTCAAAATTGCTTTCGGAAAACATGCCGCTTCCGTGAATATTGCCGAACTGATAAGGCGGGTCAGTTACAACCAAATCAACGGATTTATCCGGCAGGGTAGGAATAATGTTCTTACAATCATCATTGTAGAGCTGAATCATACTACTATAATATACTAAAAAGTATATTATGTCAATTCAAAGATATATTTTATCTATTTTTAGCGATATATTTTGACTATAAAAAAGCGTTAAAATCTTTCTTGAAAAGAAATTTCATGCATATTTTTAATCTTTGAAAGAAGTTTGCGCTTCGCATCTTTGCTTCGATGTAGATTCTTACGTCTTCAAAAGCGGCTGAATAATTATTGTTCATTGCCTTTCTTATCTGTCTTCTGTATTTTTCTCCCATGTTCCACCTCTTAATAAATATCAAACAGTTCCGGGTTCTTTTCTTTTTCAATACGCGCTTTTCTTTCAGCAAGCACTTTATCTACTTCACCTTCATAACGCTTTGATATTGCCAAAGCATCCTGTGTTCGTGTTCTGAAATATTCCTTTTGCGCGGTTCTCATTTTCTCAACCAAATCAGCAAATTCGCCTGTTGTCATAACTTCACCACCTTATATGGAGTTTTTGAAAGTTCTTCGACTAATTTGTTGAAGTTTCTTTCCCTAATCTCTTTTGTCATACAAACAAGAACAGCTTCTCTTTTTGCTTCAAGATAACGAAACCCCTCTTCAAGTTCTTCTTTACTTGCTGAATAAGCAAACCGTGTTACATCAAAGCATGATATGTCTATCGGTGTATTAACAATCAGCTCTTTTTCTTCTGAAGTAAACTCTCGCATTTTTTATCCCCTGTTTCAAAATAAATTTGAATCGGTCTTAACAAACATTCTTTACAAGGCTCTGGGTAATCTTGATAAATGTCCAATCTAAAAGCTTTCCATTCCATTTCTTTAGATTTATGCTTGCAGTCCTGGCACTCTTTCCTGAATTGTCGTCTGTCTAAAGTAAGCATCTTTTTACTCCGTCGTCTGTATGTCTTTTCCAGTTGTTTTTCTAAGGAATTCTGCAATCTTTTCAGATTCATGTCCTTCGTTCACAACGCCGAAAGTTTCTTTCAATGTCTTATTATCCGGTAGAGGTCTTTTGTTTTCCTGCCTCTTCCCAAAAGGTTTCTTTTCACGCATTTGTATTTTTCCCCATTGTTCTGCAGTAGCACAAACTAATATACGAGCATGAGTTTTACCCATTTCCTTAAAATCTGTTACCTTCTTATCCTTTATTTCTAACCAACCATTAAAAACTAGCTCTCCCATTGTTGGTTGTATTCCAAAATAATCTTTATAAACCTTAGAAAAGCCAGCTACATATTTTCTAAACTTTTGACTAAAACCATTTTTGATTAAAAACCTCTGCATCATTGCTTTCTCAATGAAATTAAGAGCATTTAAGAATCTTTTAATCATTTTCAAGCTCCTTTACATCAGTAAGATGTATCGCATATACAGGCTTGTCTATATGCAGGTCTGTGTCCTTGCCGTCAACTATCATAATCTTCTTGATATTGGCAGTCATATATTGATTTGTATAACCAAGTCGAAGCTTGCATTTTAACTTAGCATCTTCTTCACACTTCACAGCAGAAAAAGTAAAATCTACATAATTACAAAATTTTCGATTAAATCTTCTTTCAAACTCTTTAGACAGTTCTGAATAAATCCTTTGAGACCAATACGGCTTCACTTCCCTGTACTCAATCGTTTTCTCTCCGCTTTTGATTTTCTCGTACCATTCTTTTTTCAAAGGAAATATCAGCATGATTCAAGCTCCCGCCATTTTAAGATGTTTTTTGTATTTACAGCTGAAGCTCCTATTGTAGATTCCAAAATATCAAACCGCCAAAAATCATAATTCCAAAAACAAACAACAGGCGTATATTCTCCAAATCTGAATTTTTCTGGACTGTTTGAATAAACGTAAACTAAATAGAGTTTATCATCATCTGTTGTAGGTAGATCATTTGGGTTTTTCTTTAAGTCATGCCACCTTTTAACGTTGTTCTGACCATCGTTATAAACTTCTTTTAATATGCCATAAAGTTCTTGTGTTATTTCTACACCAATTTCTGACATATCTAATTCTTTCTTGTAATATTCTTCAAATGTCATTCTTTTAGCTCCTATTATTTTTTACCTTTTTATTCTCAAGTTCTTTCCAACATTCATATCTACCAAGTTTTTCATAAGCATCATAAGCAAACTTAATTTCATCAGCATCAACATGCCCATGATTTACTATCTCACGCAGAATATGAAATCTTGTTCTTACTTCAAGAAAGTTTTTATCATTTTTATATTTTTCCAGCTCTTTTGCGTAATATAAAGCATTGTCTATTGTTGCAATTTCACTTTCAGAAAAATCAATCTGAATATCTGTTGCAAGATGTGTTTCTTCATGACAATCGTATTTTATTATTCTCATATTAGCCCTCAATCCTTTTTCCGAGTTCAAGCACAAGCGTAGTATCTCCATCTGCATTCAGAATGTGATACCCAACTACTTTATAGTGTCCTTTTCCCTTCTGGCATACAATAAAATCCGTCTTGTTTTCAGCAAGCACCTTTTCAAAGTCTTTTCTTTCAATCAAATCCATTTCATTTCCCTCTCAAGAAATTTTTTGCTCGTTCAAGATATTTTTTATCTGCATCTGAAATCTTGTAGATTTCAAACTGCCTTAGAACTTCTTCCAAAATCTCCCTTGTTTTAATGAACTTGTCTTGCAGCGGAAAATACCTTTGTTGTGTTGTGGTTAAAGCTTTTTCCAGTTCTGCATTCTTCTGTTCAAGTTCTGCAATATATTCAAGTGCGATTCTTCCAATTTCTGCACCAATATCAGAAAGTCTATATTTAATTCTTTCTGGTGAAAGTCTTTTAATAGGCGGAAACTTTTCTTTTGGCGCGTCGTATCTCTTCTTTACGAATTCATTTATAGGTCTTTGAAACTTCCAATAAGGGCATTCTTTACAGCTCATGCTCTTATCAGAATTGAAAACCGGGCAGTCTTGTATATGCTGCTGATAATCACAGTTTTCAAAGTTCTGCATCTGTTTTACTTGTGTTTCAAGCTCTGAATTCTGTTTCTGCAAATTTTCGATATAGGTTGTATCTATATCTGTTTTCAGATACTTTCTGCCAACCTTTATGTAAAAACTACCCTCATAGTCAACTTTCATCACAAACACCCTGCCTTTTCCCTGAATTCGTCAATCTGCTCATTCGTACACTTTTCAAGAAACTTCCATGCGATAACTTTCTGTTGCGTCCATGAGCAGCGGAAATCATTTTTCAGCTGATACATACCTTTATCAGCAAAGAAAAATCCGTTTTGGTATTGACCTCTGTAATAGTTCCAGCCGCCGCTTATGTTGTCTTGATAGAGAATTACCATAACGTCGTAGAAAATGCCGTCTGACGGCGGTAAAGCGTCTTTTACGCTTCGGTAATCGTTCGTATTTTGGATTTTTTCTTTAAGCAGTCTGTTATCGTTGCATACCTTTATAATTTCCTCATGCAAATGTTCTAAGTCAGAAGGATAGGCATACATACCACTTTTGCGGTAATAAACCTCTTTAACAGACTGGAAATATTCTGTAAGCCTTTTGGGAATAATACTCTTCATTACTCATAGTCCTTATCTTTTGCTTTTACAAACTTGCCATCTTTAAGCGTATACCATGTATCAGCTTTGATTCTTTTGCCGTCAACTTTAGCAACACGAACAAGGTCGATAAAATCTTGACAAGATTCATTGTCGTGGTGACATTCCGTAAGAACAATCCAAGAACCGATTGCGCCTTTTGCTCTGGTTTCTCGTCCAACAGACAAGGCGACACTGCCTTTTCCGGCACTTGCGCCGCTCTTGTAGCCTGTTGCACTTGCGCCGCTACAGTTGCCTGTTGCACTTGCGCCGCTCTTGTAGCCTGTTGCACTTGCGCCGCTATAGTCGCCTGTTGCACTTGCGCCGCTACAGTTGCCTGTTGCACTTGCGCCGCTACAGTTGCCTGTTGCACTTGCGCCG